TACGGCAATGCGCAGGTCTCCGGCAATGCGCGGGTCTACGGCGATGCGCAGGTCTACGGCAATGCGCAGGTCTCCGGCAATGCGCAGGTCTACGGCAATGCGCGGGTCTACGGCGATGCGCAGGTCTACGGCAATGCGCAGGTCTCCGGCAATGCGCAGGTCTCCGGCAATGCGCAGGTCTCCGGCGATGCGCGGGTCTCCGGCGATGCGCGGGTCGAAAAGGCTGTTGCTGTTGCCACAAGATCGGATGGCTATTTCTTCGCTCTGATGCGGTCGAAGAATGGCGGCGCGATCATTACCGCTGGCTGCCGGTTCTTTGAAAGCTTTTCCGCCGCTCGCAAGCACTGGACCGATACGCGCGGTGGCACTGCGCTAGGCGAGGAAAGCCTTGCGATCCTCAATTATTTCGAGCGGCTGACGATGATCCGCCCCGACCTTGCAATGACCGCTCCGGCGGCGACTGATGAGGCCGCGTGATGCACACGACCCTCACATACCCCGCCCGCCACGCGACGCACTTCGCCAACGAGGTCGACAAGCTCGCCTGCGCTGCTCGCGACCTCATCACGGTTCTGGAGGAGGTGCAGGGCTTCCGCACCTGCGACCCGTGGCCAGCGGATGTCGAGCGGTTCAACCGCCAGCAGGCCGAGATTGCCGGGCTCATGGAAGCCTACATCACCGCTGTCCATCGTGAAGCCGATGACCACGGCCTTGAGGAAGACGGCAACGCCGATCTCATCCAGTGCTCCGGCTTTGATTGCCGGGGGTGGAAGCTTTGCGGGGGGGGTGCGTGATGGCTTTTTATGTTGGGCAGAAGGTCGTGTGTGTTGAAACGGGGCCTATTACTAATGAGATTGGCTCCACGCACGCGGCCCATCAGCTTACAATTGGTTGCGTCTACACGATCAAGGAAATTGTTGCTCAAGGCCGCGGTCTAGTATTGGTAGAGGCGCGAAATAAGCCAGGGTGTAACGGCTTTAACGCTCGCAGATTTCGTCCCGCAGTCGAGCGCAAGACCGACATCAGCGCGCTGAAGGCTCTGCTGAACACCGTGCCCGAAAAGGTGTCAGCATGATCACCGACCTCCGCGCTCTCATCTCCAACGCCTTTCAGGTCTGCGTGCTGCTTGGGGTGGCTTGGATGATCTGTATGGCCTTCGTCATTTTCGATGCAACAGCGGGGCAGTGACATGAGCGAAGCGCACTGGACTGCCGAAGAAACACTCCAAGGCTGGGGCATCCGTTACAATCCGACCCCCGGCGGCGTGAAGAAAGCCGACGGCACGACAAGCTTTTCGCTGTCGTTCATCGCGCTTGAGTTGACCGACATGGTGTCAGACGCGGAGACAGCAGCCAAAGCAATTTCGCATGAGTTGAACGTTTACGCTGATCTGCTGACGGCGCTGCGCGAAATGGTGCGCTGGAACGTCAAGCGAGGCGGCCCCGATGATGAGCCGCTGCCAGCCGACGAGCAGGACCCCGAAGTCGCGAAGGCCATGGCCGCTATCGCCCGCGCGGAGGGCCGCTGATGGCCACCCTCCGCCGCATCGTCACCCGCATCTGCGTCTGGTGGGCATCCAGCCGCGTCGAAAAGCAGCTTCCCGAGATAGCGGAACTGAGCCGCGAGATCGAAGCCAACCGCCGTCATCACCGCCCTGTGCGCCGTCTGATGCGAGCACAGCGCGACCTTATCCATGCCCGCCTCGCTGCTGAACTCGGCAAGGCCCCACCCGTCAAGAGGATCGCACGATGAGCCCCGCTCTCGGATTTGCCTATCTCAGCTTGGCGACGACAAGCATTCGCATCGCCAACGATTACCACCAGTCAGCGCTCCGCACCGATAGCGACCGCTGGCGCAAGGATGACATCGCGGAGTGGAAGCACCTGAAAATGCAGGCCCGCCGCTCCATCGCCGCTTCCTCAAACTGCGGTAGGCCGAAGCTCCCATGAACGTTCAAGTTACCTCTGGCCTCATCGGCCATAACAACCCTCCGACTGAGATCGAGCCGACGCCCTTTGAGATGTCGGAGGTTGAGATTGGCGACCTGTACGCGGAGGCCAAGGGCTTCCTTGACGGCGAGCCGATCAACAATCAGGCGATGGCGGATGCCGTCTCCAAGCTGATCGATGACCTGCGGAAAGCCGCGAAACTGGCCGACGAGCGCCGCATTGAGGAAAACCGCCCCTTTGATGAAGGCAAGGCGGCTGTGCAGGCTCGCTATGCCCCGCTGATCGCGGACACGAAGACGACGAAGGGCAAGGCCGTCCTCGCCATTGAGATCGCCAAGAAGGCGCTCGCCCCATGGCTGCAAAAGCTGGAAGACGAAAAGCGCGCGGCTGCGGCTGCGGCTCGCGCTGCGGCCGATGAAGCCGAGCGCAAGGCGCGTGAAGCTCTCGCGGCCACCAAGGCTACCGAAGACCTTGCCGCCCGTGAAGCCGCAGAGGCGATGCTTCGCGACGCTCAGGCCGCCGATGCTGCCGCGACCAAGGCAGAGAACGACAAGGCGCACGCCAAAGGCGGCTCGCGCGCCATGGGGCTGCGTAGCGTCTGGCGGGCCGAGATGGCCGACCCGAAAGAGGCGGCCCGGTTCTATTGGGCCACCCGCCGCGCCGATGTCGATGCGTTCTTTCAAGGGCTCGCAGACGCCGACGTGCGCGCCGGCAAGCGGACCATTCCAGGCTTCAACGTCATCGAAGATCGGGTGCTCTGATGTTCAACGAAAAGCAAATTGAACAGCTTTCCGCCAAGCTCGACAAATCACACGTCAAGGAGCGGACGCAGGCCGGTCGCAAGCTCTCGTATGTCGAGGGCTGGCACGCTATCGCAGAAGCCAATCGCATTTTCGGCTTCGACGCTTGGACCCGTGAGACGCTGGACCTCCGTATGGTCGCAGAGCGCGAGCGTCAGGTTGGGCAGGGTACGGGCTTCGGCGTGACCTACATCGCCAAGGTCCGCGTCATCGTTGACGGCGTGGCACGTGAGGGCATCGGCGCCGGTCACGGCATCGACCGCGACCTCGGGCTTGCTCATGAGAGCGCCGTCAAGGAAGCCGAGACGGACGCGATGAAGCGGGCGCTTATGACGTTCGGCAATCCGTTCGGCCTCGCCCTCTATGACAAGACACAAGAGAACGTCGAATCCGTGCCGGTGAGCGGCCGGACCGCCGCCCCCGTGAATGACCGCACATCGAACGCGGGGGCGGCGCCTCTTACTGTGACCGAGCGCCTGATGGCTGCTTTGGAAGGCTTCACCGAGGCCGAGGCCGTATTCAAGTGGTGGAACAATCCGAAGGTACAGGAAGCCTATAACGGGCTTTCCGAGGCGGCGAAGGCGTCTGTCGATGCTGCCAAGCGTCGGCGGCTGGAGATCATCGAGAGCCCGTTTCAGGAGGCGGCTGAGTGACCCGCCGCACCTTCATCATCCGCAGCCGCAAGGACCGCGAGGCTATCGCGCGATGGGCCTCCGAATGCTCTGACGGCGTGACTGTCGAGTTCAAGGCCCCGCGCCGCAACCTCGATCAGAACGCGCTCATGTGGTGCTTGCTGGGCGAGATCAGCCGGCAAGTCGTCTGGTACGGCGCGAAGCTGTCTGCCGAGGATTGGAAGGACGTTCTGACGGCGTCGCTTCGGAAAGCCCGCGTGGTCCCTGGTATCGACGCAGGCACCTATGTGCCGCTCGGCATGCGGACATCCGACATGACCAAGCCGGAGATGGCCGAGCTGATCGAGCTAATTATGGCCTTCGGGGCAGAGCGCGGCGTCGTCTTTGGCGACCAGCAGGAGCGCGCAGCATGAGGCGCGAGTTTCCCGCCAAGGTCCGCGTCGCCGCATTCCAGCGCGCTAACGGTCAATGCGAGAGCTGCACAGCGCGTCTCGTTCCCGGCAAGTTCGCATATGACCACGACTTGCCCGATTGGCTTGGCGGGGAGCCGGTTCTGTCGAATTGCCGCGTGCTCTGCGATGCGTGTCATGGGGCGAAGACAGCGGGCGAGGATGTCCCTCGGATAGCCAAAGCCAAGCGGCAGCGCGCCAAGCACGCCGGCATCCGCCCGCCTCCCCAGATCCAATCGCGCGGCTTCCTGAAATTGGCCCGCCAAGCCCGCGCGACCACCCCCCTATCGAAACCCCTGCCGGCGCGGAGATTCACATGAGAGAGACGAAGCACACCTGCATTGTCAGGATTGATGGCGAACCGCTCCTATCGAGGGCGCAAGCCTACCGGCAGGCTGTCATTGCTCAAGAGCGTGCATGGAACGAATATAGGCAATCCATTGGCGCTTCCGGCTTCCCTGCCGGCTGGCCCGGCTCGTCTCCGTCATTCATGTTTTTCGTCGGCTCCTCGCCACCGGAGGGTTGGTCCAAGCCTGACCGCAAAGGCGTATCCCGCCCCAAAAAGGGGTCGGAAGCCGCGAAGGCAATGGCCGCCTTGCCGCCCCGGCCTTCAGTGCGCGGCGTTCTGAGCGGCATCGTCAACGACCTGAGCTATGCCGGCCCCGGCATCAGCGGCTCTGGCATGATCGCCTTCTTCGATGAAGGGTATTCGGTTGGGTGGGTTGGTGGCACTTTCTTCGCTCGAATTCCCCATGCCGGCCGCGCTGCCGCTGATCATCTCGCCCGCCATCCTGATCACACTGTCGATGAGCCGGCCAAGAGCTGGCGCATTCCTGATGGCCTGACGGAAATCAGCCAAGCCGAATTCGATCTCCTATGCGCTCAGCACCGCGTCGAGCTTGAGCGCCGGCATGCCGCCAAAAAGGAGGCCGCATGAACTGGCACGCCCCCGCCCTCACCCCCGCCCACGGTTTCTACGCCCTGATCGCTATCGCCGTCGTCAGCCTCCTATCCTGGCTCGTCGGACGGATGCTCTCCTATCGGGAGCCCTCCAAGGACGAAGACCCCATCGAGCGGCAGTTCAAGGAGATCAAGTGATGACCGACATGGAACGCCTAAAAAACACGGCCCTGCGCGTCGCACGGCTGGCCGCGCTCAACGCGCCTGCGATCATCATCGCGGATCAAGTCAACCTGCTCGCCAAGCGAACCGATGCGCTATGCCAGTCGGTCGGAACCACGCTGGCCGATGAGCGCGAACGGAACGCGCGGCTGATGGCGGAGATCGACGCGCAAGGCCCGCTTTCGGCGGAAGAGGAAGAGCAGTTCCAGACAGAGCAGGCCGCGTACGACGCTGCCGCCGAGAAGGCCCAAAAGGCCGCCGGGTATTCCGATGTCGAGTGGGGCCGGCTGGATCACAGCTACCGCTTCGATCTCGTCATGGAGCATTTTGTGGAGCCGAGCCATTGATTATCGGACGCATCGAAGGCGCAACGCGCGTGCTCGGCAAATCGCAAGGCTATCTTGGCCTGCCGCTCCGCGACGTGCTGCTCCCGACAACAGTAGACGGCCCTGAGACGCCTTGCATGGAAACGGCGTGGCTCCCGACACCCGACGAGATTGAGCGCATCAACTCCGGGGCTCCGGTCATCCTGCGCGTGATCGGCACCGCGCACCCGCCCGTCATGGTCGAGGTGGGGAAACTCGCGGATGCGCACCAAAAGAAAGAAACCCCATGACCATCATCGACGCGCCCATTTCAGATGAGAGGCTTGCAGAAATCAAGGCAGAAGCAGGTTTGAGCTTCGATCATTTTATCGAGCTGTATGCGTTTGAGGTCCGTTCCCTCATAGCACGGGTCGAGGAAGCGGAGGGGGGATGGAGGGACATTGCGAGCGCGCCGAGAGACGGTCGGATGGCGCTCGTTTATCGGCCGCTCGCTCGCAATTCAGGCGATGAGCCTGTCGCAATCAAACGGCTTATTGAGGGCAACGCCTTCTGCTGGGCAACCACAGTCCCCGAAGGCGCGGAGCCATTCAATCCGACAGACGGCTCATGCCACGTCACGCATTGGAAGCCGCTCGACCTCCCCCCTCCCTCCCCTCCCGAGTCCTGACATGGCGAAGGTTCCGCGCGATCCCCTTTACGGAAAGCCGCCCTCATGGGGGAAGCTCTACGACAAGCACTTCCCGCATAACACGGACGGGGCGTCCCGCCATGTGAAGTGCTTCGCGGAGCAGATGCGACGGGTGCGCGATCCCTTGCGAGGTCTGGTCAGCTTGTACCAGCCCCCCGACCACATCGCTCGTTCCATGGAGCTAACCGTCATTGCGCTCTGGGAAGCCCGCGCTCGCATTGCCAAGCTTGAAGCGCAACTCGCCAAGCAGGAGTCCTGACATGGGACGCGCGACGGTGGAGCCGGTGTTCGTCTCGCGCCAGACGGCGGCCGAGCGGCTGGAGATCAGCGTTGACACGTTCGACACATGGCTGCGCGCCGGTTTCATCCCGCCTGCTCAGATCGAGCGCGGCCAGATCGTCCGGTGGCATTGGCCAACGTTAGAGGAAAGGCTTGCCGGTGGCGGCGCCCCGGCCGCAGTATCCGACCCCTTCATGGAGGGGCTGAAGAATGTCGCGAAGGGCCGTCGTCATGCCGCTGCCTAAGGGGATCACGCGCGTCGTCAACAAGCGCACCGGGCGGGAATACTGGTATCATCAGGAGCGGCGCGGGAAGCCAGACGCAGGCCCGCGTACTGCGTTGCCGGAGTTTGGGACGCCTGCGTTTTATCGCGAGGTCGCGCGGCTCACGGGCGCGGTGCAGACGCCGCAGAACACAATCGACAAGTTGATCGAGGCGTACAAGGCGCAGCCGGAATGGGCGACGCGCAGGCCCAACACCATCGCGACCTATGAGACAGCGCTAGGCCACATCAGCGACGCATGGGGCGGGCAAGACCCGGCCGGGCTCACGGCGGCGCATGTCCTGGCGCTGCGCGCCGTTTTCGGGGATCGGCCATCCATGGGCAACATGGTGCTCGTCATGGTCCGCGCCCTGATGAAGCTTGCCGTACAGACCGGGCTGCGGCTCGACAACCCCGCGCGCGAGATCAACAAGCTGGAGGAGATGCCGGACGAGGCGAAGCCGCTGACCGCAGAGGCATGGGCCGCGATCACGTCAGACGCCGCACCGGCGGCGCTCCGGCGCTTTGCCGTGCTCGGCCGCGCCACGGGCCAGCGCATTTCCGATCTGGTCATGATGCGCCCGGCAGACCGCGACGCCGATGGGGTCATGTTGCAAATCACGAAGCTGCGCGACAAGCCGCACTGGTGCCCGCTGCGGCCCGATGAGATTGCCGTCATCGACGGATGGAAGCAGTTCCCCGCGGCAACCTATGTGACGCGCGAGAATGGCCGCCGGCACTCTGACGACACGCTCAGGTTCGCATGGAATGCCTTTGCCGCCACCGAGGCCGGCAAGGCGCTGCGCGGGTTCACCCCTCACGACCTGCGCGCGACCAAGGTCTGCGACGAGCGGATCAGGGGAAAGCACCACGGCCAGATCGCCGCGATGGTGGGCATGTCGATTGAGATGGTGACGAAATACAGCCGGTACATTGACCAGCGTCTGGCGGCCGGCGGAACGGCTGGCGAACAGGCCAATGCAAAATCTGATAACCAGTGAAAAACGGAAGGCTCGCAAAGCCAATGAAAATGGCCTTTTTCGAAGACCCCGCCTTAACCCTGCATAAGACCGAATCCGCGAAAAGCCCGTCTGGCACGGCGCTGGATTTTACAAGCCCTACCGGAACAGACCGGGACGGATCGGAAACGAACCGTAGCCAGTGCAAAACGGTTTCGCGCCCCCTCCCGGCGCCCTAGCGGGCTTTCTCTCTGCGGCGGAGTTCTCGGGTGATGGCTTCGCGGATGAGGTCAAGCCGGGGCTCGTCGGGCCGCCTGGCGGCGTCGATCCGGTCGAGCAATGGCTTGTTCAAAGGCAGGGCAATGCGAAGCGTCCAGACCGTCTCGCGGCCGGGCTTTTTCTTTTTCGGGGCATCGGATTCGACCAAATTCGCACCTAATTCGTATGCATGATATTGACGTTGGCGTGCATACGATATAGGTTGATCCCAACAGGCGCAAGGGAGCTACCGATGAAACTGCTTCGCAAGGTTGGCCGCATCGAAATCTGGCAGGTCAGCGAGAGCTACGGCTTCGACTATTACGTCTACGGCGTGCTGCGCGATCCGATTGTCTGCCCGTCGTTTGGCATGGCCTGCGAGAAGGCCGGCATCTGATGCGCATTCTGGTCGCCTGCGAGTTCTCTGGGGTTGTGCGCCGGGCCTTCCGCGCGCTCGGTCACGACGCGTGGTCTTGCGACCTGCTGCCGGCCGAAGACGGAAGCCCGTTCCATTACCAAGAAGACGCGATCAACGTTGCGTATGCCGGCAGTTTGCTTAACTGGGGCGGCGGCTGGGATATGATGATTGCCCACCCACCATGCACCGACCTTGCCGTCAGCGGCGCGCGATATTTCGCGGCCAAACAGGCAGACGGGCGACAGGACAGAGCGCTAGAGTTTGTCCGCGAACTGATGTCTGCGCCTATCCCGCGCATCTGCATTGAAAACCCGATCAGCATCATTTCATCACGCATCCGCAAGCCGGATCAGATTATCCAGCCTTGGCAGTTCGGCCACGGCGAGACGAAGGCGACGTGCCTCTGGCTCAATGGCCTGATGCCCCTGCGCTCGACCAACATTGTTGAGGGCCGTGAAGCCCGCGTCCATCGGATGCCACCCGGCCCCAACCGCTGGAAAGAGCGCAGCCGCACCTTTGAGGGCATCGCGGCGGCAATGGCCGAACAGTGGGGCGCCAAAGCCTCCCCCCTCCCCCCTATGGGCACAGAGAGCGGGGGGCGGTCGTGAGCCCGTTTCTGACGCAGATCGTTGAAAGCCCGCACATGACGGAGGCTTTCGAGGATTGGTCGCGAGTGCGCTCGCCGGCACGGGCGGCGCGACGCCTCAAGCGCGGCTACCGGCAGAACATCGTCTACGGACGGCGACCCTGCGCCAAGCAAATCAACGGCGTGATCTACGCGCATCCTGAGATTGTCGGGCGGTTGTTTGACGCCACAGAGAGCGGGGGACGGTGATGGGCGGGATCAACAACGCAATCAACGAAGGCATTCGCACCGGCATCGAGCGGGCTTGGACCGACCAATGCAACGGACGAGATGACCCAGAGGAGCGCTGCCCCATGCGCCCTGCGGACGGCTGCTCCTGCTATCGGAAAGCCTACATGGCCGCGCCGTTCTGGCGGCGGTGGCAGATGGAGAAGCCGAAGCGCCCGTCGCAAGACGCTGTCTTGACCGCTTTAGTCGGGCAGCAAGTAGATGCGCTGCTCCCGCTGGCTTTGGCAGAGCGCGGGCGCAAAGCCTGCCCCTCCCCAACAGAGAGCGAGGCCCGCTCATGACCACCCCCCAGCTCATAGCCGCGATCCTGTTGGGTGCCATCCTGCTTGCAGGCTCAGCCTGGAACATCATCGAGCATCGCCGCCGATCTCGTCTGACAGATGAAGAGAGACGGAAGGAAGATGCGGAGTACAACCCGGATGACTGGAGGTGGTGAGGGGCTAGGTCTTTCTCTCGCGTCTGGTGAGTTCGCGCTCGATGGCGGAGCGGATGAAGGCGGCGACAGTCATGGTTCCGGCTGCGGCCCTGATGCGCGCAAGCAAGGAAGTGGGCATACGAGTAAGGACGGAGCTTTGCGGCTCGCCTTCCGCCAGACTTGGGCGGCCTCTGCCGCGCTTTTCGGGCTCTGCTTTTTTGATCACCGGGCCTATTTTCCGATAGCTTTTAATTTGACAGTTCGGTTCAGTTCCGGCAGAATATCCGACATACAGAAACAACGCAAGAGAGCCGCCGTGATTGAGAGATTGAAGGAAGGGCGCAGGATGCCCCCTCGGGCGGATCTCGGCCGAGCCGTTACGTCAACGATGCGCGCCCCAATCTCGCGTTTCAAGGATTGGCAGCGCGACCCCGCTGGCGTTAACCCACACGGGTTGCGGACGGTCATGGGCTACTGCCTGCCGACTTGGCAGCGCGGGCTTGTGTGGACCGACGCTCAGAAGATCGCGTTCATCGAGAGCGCATGGCGCGGTATCCACATCGGCACCTTCACCTACAACCAGACCGACATGGGGCACCCGCTCGATAACCTATTGATCGACGGTCAGCAGCGCATGAGCGCAATCCAAGATTATCTTGCGGACCGTTTCCCTGTGTTCGGCTGGCATTGGTCAGAGGTTACGGAGCCGGACAGGCGCAGCTGGGAAATGACGGTCGTGTTCCCGAGTTTCATCACCGACTCCAAGGACGAAGACTACCTCCGCAGCTACTACGACCTGATGAATTTTGGAGGCACGGCCCACGGCGAAAGCGAGCGCGCGCTCCCCTCCCCCACCCAAGGATGAAGCCATGAGCGAGACGAAGCTGACGCGCGCCTACTCTTCTGGCGACATGCTGGTTCTGGATGACGGCAGTAAGTGGGGTCCGTTCACTTCGCATTGGGCAGCAACAGCGGCGATGATCCGATTGAGCGACCCGACGTTCTGGAGCCTCGGCGGAGACAAGGCTGTGGACCTCGCGATTGAGGCAGACATCCGCGCTGCCCTCTCCCGTGCCTCAGGAGAATGAAATGGGGAATCTGACGAGCGATCTGCACGCGCGGGCGAACCCGCCGCAGAGGGACTGTCGGCCGGACCAGACCGGGCTTGATGACGGGCCTTACCTGCCGGGTCGCGCGCCTCGCAAACGGCCGGCGCCGAAGTCGGCCGCGGAGCTTTCCGCCATCAGGGCCAAGGCATGGGCAACCCGTCGCGGCCTTGCCGTCCCCGTTACAGGAGACTGACATGAGCGAGACGAAGACGGAGGCCGTCGCTGCCCCAGAGTGGCAGCGCGCGCGGTACGGCGAGAGCGAGCAGATGTCGCTCGGGTGCGTCGTGCTTCGCATTAACAGGCCCATCGGAACGCAGGGCAAGCCGCCTGAGCCGCTGGTGATCCACGTTGGCGAGACGAAGTTGAAGCGCGCCGACATTCAGGATTTCCCCGAAGCCCGCGCCTACGCCCTGGCTACAGCCGAGGCGTTCCTTGCGCGGTCGCTTGCCCGGTGTCGCGCCGCCCTCTCCAACCCGGAGAGCGAGTGATGGGCGAGAAGCTGACGCACGCAGACGCATGCCGCCTGAGCCGCGCATTCAACGAGGTCGCGAACCTGGGCAACTCTCAGGACCGGGCGATCAACGAATGGCTCAAGTCCGTCATCGCAGCGGCCAAGGCTACGGAGGCCCCGCCCGTAGACACGCGGCACAGGTTCGTGCCGGCTCGCAAGTACCCGTGGTTTTGCGGCGTGTGCGGATACGCGCCGCATGAAGCGTTGATGCACATTCAGGACGAGACCCCCGGCCTTGCCGCCCTCTCCGAGAAGGGGAGGGAGTAGGTTATGGGAGAGAGAGCATCAGATCTTTGGGACGGCTTGCCTGAAACCACCGCCTTTTTGTTTGGCCGGGGCAAGCGCCCGATTATCATTTCCGGCGAAGTGGCTTATGTGCCGCTGGCTGACGGAAGGGTGGCAGTGATCGACGCGGCAGACGCGGAAACTGTCGCTAACCATTCATGGGCGGCTTGCCCGATGGGCAATGTCACCTATGCCGTTACGGGCATGCGGCGGGATGGTGTCAAGCGCAACCTTGGCCTTCACCGCTTGATCGTGGAATGCTCTAGGGATCAGGTCGTCGACCACATCGATTGCGACGGGCTTAATTGCCGTCGCTACAACCTTCGCGCGGCTAGACAAGCCGAGAATGCCCGAAACTCGCGGATGCGTAGTTCCAATACCAGTGGGTTCAAGGGTGTCTTCTGGAGGGCCGACCGCCAGAAGTGGCAGGCTCAAATTCGTCTTGACCGAAAGCGGATTTGCCTTGGCACTTTCGAAACGGCCGAACAGGCCGGCGCGGCTTATGCCGATGCGGCCAAGCGTCTCCATGGTCAATTCGCAAGGGAGGCATGATGACGACCCCCAAATACCCCCAAGGAGCCCTCATGACCACCTCAATAGAAGAAGCCCTCCGATCCGGCGCGGTGCGCTTGGTGCCGGTGGAGGCGACGGCGGAAGCTGGCGATCTCGTTAGCCGCGCCGAAGTTATTCGCGTTCTTAGAAGGCTTGGCGGCCAAGACGCCGACCTTGCCCTTTATGGCGCGGAAGACAATGCGCGGGCTCGCGAATACGGGGAAGCCGCCATGACGCGCGCTTGTTGCGCCATTGCAATCATGCCGGCCGCCTCCGACGCAGAATTTCCTAAGCCACAGCGCCGAGACGGGAAAGAGCCGTGTGGCGAGTGCCACATTGGCCCCGATGAGGTTTGCGATATTTGCGGCGCGCGGCATCGGCAGGCAGGGGCTCCCCAGACATGGCAAGGGCTGGATGATGCCCGCCTTCAGCTTGCTATCAATGCCTTCTACGAACCCTGCGAAGGGACGACGATCGACGGCGTCCGCGCTGCAATTCTGGCATGGGAGCAGAGCCGGTGAACAAGGAGATGAAAGCCGCCTCCAAGGACCACATCCCCGCCGCTGACGACGTGATTGGTTGCCTGCTCGCCGAAAAGCCGTTCTGGTTCGACCCCGCCACGAACTTCGTCCACGCAGATGATGGCGGCGGGCGAGGCACAAGATGGGAGCCGGTGCCGCCAGAGACATACCACTGCGGGCACTGCGACGGAACCGGGGATGTCCACGGCATTGACGGCGAATGGAAAGGGCAGTGCGACTGTTCCGTTGGCGATGGCACTGAGCGGCTTTGCCAAGCTCTTTACGGGCGAAAGGCGACGGCCCGAGACTACGTCGGCGGCTCGGACGCCAAGATGCTCCACGACGCGGCAGATCGCATTGCCGAGTTGAAGGCGAACGGCGTCCTCGCGCATGCCCGCGCAGCCGAGCGCGATCAAGAGTGCTTTCGACTTGAAGACGAATTGAAGGGCGCGCTCGAATTGATCAACGCTCAGAACGCGAATGCCGCCACGCTACGGGAGATGTTTGGGCAGGCGAAAGAGCGCGCCCTAACGGCCGAGTTTGCTATCGCTGCGTGCGCTCGGTTCCTCAAAGAGGGTGAGACGCCAGAGCAACGCATCGAACGATTGCACGGCGAGATCAGCGGCATGATGAAGACGCTGGCGGCTTACACCGACCGCGCCCTCGCCGCCGAAGCCAAGTGCGACGCCTTGCGGGAGGCGCTGGCGCCGTTCGCGAAAGAAAGTCTGTTCGCAGGGCCGCAGCATGAATTCGTGACGATCAAGCTTAGTGACTGCGACCGTGCCCGCGCCCGCATCCAGGAGACAGCCGATGTCGGAGAATGAGGTGACGCGCACTGGCATGGACATGATTTCCCGCCACCGTTTCCGACTTGCGGACGATGGCAATTGCGCGGAAATCGACAGCTCCGGCCTGGCCGAGGAGATAGACACCGCTCTCACCGCCGCCGAGGCGAGGATCAAGATGCTGGAGGAGGCGCTGGGTAACGTTGCGGTTCTCGTAAAGCACGCGGACGAGAACTTCCGCTCGGAGGACTACGGCGTCGCCTATCCCGCTCTGGCCGTCGCAGTCGAAACCGCCCGCCAAGCCCTCACAGGAGCCAGCAATGACGGTTGACGACCTCGCGACGCAGATCATGGCGCTCGACTGGAAAGCCCGTAGGGACTGGACCGTCGATGAGCAGGCAGACCGCTACGGCGAACTGCAGGAAATGCTCACCGCCTACCTATCCGCCAGGAGCGCGGAGCCGGTGGCGTGGCGACTACTCCGAAACGGAGAGGTCATTGAGGCCGCTGACCAAGTGCTGGCCGACGACACGGTGACGTGGCTGCCGCTCAGAGGCTGGGAAATAGGCCGACCATACTATCCGGGCCTTTTCGTGCCGGTGCGCCGCGCCCACCCCACTCCGGAGGGTTCCGATGTCTGAGGAACGGCAGGAGCACATTGACCGCTTCTACATGGAGCACGGGCCGTGCTGTGCCGGCTGCGATCACTGGCGCAGTTACAATTCTGCGGTCGGGGAGTGTACGCGCAGCGCTCCTATGCCGGGCCGCGAGCGCATGGCGATGCTGGGCATGGAGATGCTGAGCTTGAGCTTGGGAGCCGGCCATGCCTTCACGCCGCGCGAGCATGTCTGTGGCGATTTCGCGGACACGTTCGACTGGACCAGTCTGCCGCTGCCATACAGGCACCGCATCGGAGCCATTGGAGGACCGCGCCATGTCTGAGATCGGGGAGGAGGAAATCGCGAGGGCGATCGTGGTTGAGCAGCCGTATCACGGCGGGCGCTACATCATCGCGTACAAGGGCAGCTCTCTCACCGGCTGGAGCTACCCCAGCGCTGAGGCCGCGCAGGCAGAGTTAGACGATATCTGTGCGGCCCTCCTCCAGCCTGCCCTAGAGCGGGCGATGGCAGAGCGGGACAAAGCGCGGGAGGAAGCGGCCAATTGGGCGTTGGCGCTCGCCGCCGCCATCCACAAGGGATCGGGAGAGTGAGATGACCCGACAGCCAACACGGCAAGAGACGATTGCGCGGGCCATCTATGAGTGCCGCAACGGGCGCGGCTGCGTGCCATGGGCTCGGCTGACAAAGGCACATCAGGAGCCGTATCTGTCGGATGCCACAGCGGCGCTGACGGCCATTCTGGCTCTGGACTTCCCTTGGCTCGTCGGCGCAGCCCCTACTCCCTCGCCATCTCCTGAGCAGCCTGAGACAAGAGAAACGCCAGCGTGATATGATGACGTGGCATCATAGGAGGCCGGAATGATTAATCGCGACTACAGGACCGATAAGCGCGGGAGGCGCGCGGACGCCCTAGCCCATGCCGTCATGCAAGAGATCGGCGGCATGCTGCAATCAGACATGAAACGAGACGCCCACCGGGCTATCGTGGACATGCTCTGGCGTATCGGGGCCGACGTAATCACTGACGCCGAGCGCGCCGAAATCGGGCTTGAAACGCGCGACAATATGGGCTGGACAGCGCGGGAGCTGGCGATGTGGGAGTCGCACCTTTTGATGAAGATGTGCGAGCCGCCGAGGCCTATGGTATTCAAAACCACTACTCTCGCGCCAGATCCTGCGCCGCTTGGGACAGCAAAAACGCCACCCTCCGCTTAGTCATCTCGTATTCGTGGATCTTTCCTCCGAAGACAACGCTCATGATGGTGGCGCCCTCTTTGGTTCTGTGGATGGTGACGAGATCGACCTTGTCGGGCTTTGGGGATCGGGGATCGGACATTGGCAGCGCCACTCCATTAGGATCGAGTAGTCGGAATGATGGCAGTAGGAAGTTTCGAGGACCGCCAGCCACCCGAGCGCTAGATGCGCGTCAATGTCGTGAATGCCGACATATTTGATGACCGTCACGACCAAGCCGGGACGCGCACTCTTGGCTTTTCGGGGAGAGCTGGCTCCTCAAGCACGATTGGCGCCCGCTCTCGCAAAAACCATTTGCTGTGAAGCAGGAACAGCCATTGCGACGGGAAGTCGGGATCGGCGCGAATGTCATCCGCGTACTCCCCATAGCCGACGACGCTTCCATTCGCGAGCACGCCGCCGGGGTTTGAACTGGTGTGGAAGTGCCCCATGAGGATGAGATCAGGCCGCCGGCCGAGCCGCGCTTGCTGCGCTTCCACCTTCTTCGTCCCGCGCACGATAGGAAGGTTAGGGCCTGCGAAGCCCATGCCGCCCCGGCTCCCCAGCTTATCGCCATGCGTCAGAAGAACCGAGCGCCCGAAGATCGGGGCGATCTGATCCTTGGCCGGGCCGTATTGGAACGTGATGTGCTTGTCACCACGGAACCGCTCGGCCAGCATGGCGGCGATCATTGTGTCGTAACTCAGGCGGGAATAGAGCTTGGCGGTGCTCTTGTGTGTCGTGCGCCCGTGGTTCCCTGGTACAGAGACAACGTGCACGCGGTTATAGGCCAGCCGCAGTTGGATGATGCCAGCGGCAATGATCTCGGTCGCGGCGATGACCTGCTCGGGGCTGGTCAAAGCGTTTGAGATTGTCAATTCCTCATGCAGGTTTCCGCTGATGAGATCGCCGCCAAGCGCCAGAAGCGCGCCCTCGCATTTGGTATCGGATGCCCATCGCTTGCCGACGACACATGCCGCCTCAAAATAGCGTTTCATCCGATCTCGGCAGATGTCGGGATCGAAGGCATTCACGCCGTTAAGTTCGTCCGAGCTGACGACCTCGCCCATGTGCATATCGGAGACGAGACAACCGACGACGGAGCGGCCTTTCTCGCCATCGCCTGCCGCCATGATCCAATCTGGAACGGACCATTCGACCCCGCGCAGGCCGGCAAGCTGCTCGGCTACATGTTCGGCCTCGTCAGCTTTGCGCTGGGCGTCAGTGGCTTTCTTCCGCCAGAAGGCGGCGTCGAACCGCTCCCGGCTGGTCAGGGGCTCCACGGCCACCTCAGGGTCACGGGGAGGGTTTGCAGCTTCCGCTAGGCGATGCTGCAATGCGGAGCGCGATAGGCCCATAGCGCGGGCTGCGGCGACTTGGTTGCCATGCTTGGCCAGGGCGTCAACCGCCGCTTGACACATCTCAGGGGTCAGCTTGGGCGCCGGCATCAGCCGATCCTCCCGGCCGTCACCCAATTAACCACACCAGTCAGCTTTAGGCCGAAGGCGCCGACCGCGCTGATGATGATGAACCAGATAACCCGGCCGCCCCACATCGCGCCCTTGCCCTGCAAGAGGATGTCGCGCAGCTCAGTGACTTTGCCGTTGGTGTCGTCTTGGGATGATTTGATGTCGAGCAGGGCCTGTGTCAGGTGGCGCACCTGCTCTTCAAGACGGATGACGCGATCTCGGGTGTCGGTTTCGGTGCTCATGGTCGGCCCCCCGACGATGGGCCTTGCCGAAAACCTAGATTGGGCGTTCTTTTCTTCGCAGCCATGTCGGCGTCTCCATCGTCGGGGTGGTCAGTGCGCGGGGCGAGTGGCCAGACCCGCCTCGTGCACGCTGCTAATCACCGCTTGCCGCAAAGCGCGGCGTGAACGGCGTTGTGGGACTTGACCCCGATCACGGTTTCATTGGTGTCGCGAGACGACCACGAGATCGGCTTAAATTGATCGCATAAAGCGCTAGTCGCGCTTGTGCCCGTCGTCGTCGTGCAGGCGGCCAGAGGCAACAGAAGCAGCAACCCGGTCGCGAGCGTCCGCGCCGTCTTTCCGAATGGAGTTGGCATTTTCCAGATCCTCTAGTTTAGCCTTCGCCTTCGCGTCGCCGCGACCTTTGAGGTAGAGGCCAAGCGCTCCGAACAGCATGGCGGCAAAGCCTGCGATGGCCTGCCAATTGGCAAGGAGAAGCGCACTCATCGCCGTTTGGCCTTCGCGACCTGACGAGCAGCCCACCAAGCGTAGACAAGCGGGATGCCGTAGACGATCAAGTCCATTGCGACCTTAGCAAACTCGGATGCGTCCTCTGCGGTGAAATAGCCCATCGTCGCAAAGCGGGTGAAAGCCCACAGGAGCAGGATGCGGATGGCCGGGGCTAGAATTTCGAGCATGTCACGGCTCCCGTCCAAGCAGGCGATTGATGATGCGGCCCCATCGCGACGTTTCGCTTTTGGGCGCAGTGAACGTTCCGTCGTTCCGGGTGGGTTCCAACACCGGAGCGGGCTTTGCGCGGGCAGGTGTTGGAACGGCGGCAGACACGCGGTTGCCGGGCGATAGGAACTGCGCTCGCTCGGAATGCCGGCGCGTTGTCAGCCCCTTGATCGGCCTGCCCTGAACCTTGTTCCAGACAAGGAACTGTTCGGCCGCCGCCTTATAGTCACCGGCATTCAGCCGCTTGACGAGCGTGCTTTTGCCGAATGCGCCCTTTCCGATATTGAAGGCAAGCGACACCAAAGCATCGAACTGGTTTTGCGTCAGAGACACGCGCACGCTCTTGCGTACTGCGGCTTCGAACTTCTCCAGATCGCGCGACAGGATCTCGTCGCTCTCCTGCATGGTGATGCGCATGCCGGGCGTCACAACGGGCGGGCCGGCTGCGGAGGTGTGCCCGACGCCAATCGTCAGGACGCCCGCGCTGCACCGATAGGCGACGAGCTTATTGCCCTCGCGGTCGGCAATGGCCTTGCGGCCAGCCTTGCTGGTCGTCAGCATGTATTACCTCATTCAGCCTGATGGGGGAGGAACGGCGAGGCAGCGCGCGTTGGTCTTCGGCCCCTTGCGCCAGTCAACGCCGTCGTGCTCGCACTGGCAGAGGTGGATTGCGCCATCAGTTGACCAAGCGGTGCGCTCGATCTCTTGGCCCGATGCAACAACGCGATAGCGCGTCATGGTGTCGTCAAGCGCTTCGACCTCGCCGGCTTTGACGCGCCTACAGCACCCCGTCGTCCAGCAACACGTCGGCGGGAGAAACGCGCCGTAGAACGCGCGATAGGCTGGAGAGCCGGGCACCTGATCGGGGTCGTCAGCGCGCACGGCTTCGCTCCCCGCTGCTATGATGAGCAGCAGGCTCAGGAATGCGAGTTTCATGGGGATGCCTCTGGGGCTAAGTGGGCTAGGCGGTCTTTCTGACGATGCAGGACTTCCACTTGACCGTGCCAGACCACGCGCCGGCAGCAGCGGGGACGATCAAAAGGCGCGGCCTAACCAGCGTTGGGGCCGCCGTCATGAGGCGCGGAACAGGCCTGAGAACCCCAGCAAACGCCAAAGTCGGCCCCGCGTTAGATATCGACCCCCCGTCGAAATCATCGTAGGTTGTGCCAGAAATTGTAGTGCGAAGATCTGCTTGGATGGCGCCAACATTTGTAGTCGCACCGGCATCCACTTCTGCCACAAGCTCAAGCGTATCGCCCGCCTGAATTGTGGCAAGCTCTGGTGCTGTCAGATCGCGGAATAAGACCAGCGCGTTACCTCCGGCCGTTGCCGTCCCGGAAAACGTAATTTCAGCACCGGTCGCCTGAGTGATGGAAACCGTCCCCCCTACCGCTGTTGGGGAAAAAGTCCAGCCGTCTGGGGTCGACCCCGTAGCGGGGGCGGTCGTGGTGCCGCCTGTCCCAGCCAGCATGGGGTTCGCGTGAAGTGAGCCGCGCGTATTGTATGTGGCCGAAAACAACTCGCCGTTTGATTTTGGAGAAACGCCAGTAGGAGACCACCCCGAATCGGCTAGAGCTTGAGCGATTGCTTGCCCGTAAATCTGCGTCCCAAGGTGGTTGAGATGAATACGCGGGATGCCGTTATCCATGAAACCGGTCAGAGATTCATATGTCGCCAGCGTTCGGTCGATGAAAGACGCGGTAGGATCGACAAGAATGCAATTCTTGTATCTTTGGACATACCCCCGAGTATAATCGGCAAGGTAAGCCATCTGACTTTGAATTGTGGACGTATCTCCGAGGGTAGGCTGTGGGATACCGACGATTGGGGCAATCCCATGGTCCAAAAGTGTATTTATGATTGTTTCAATATTGGCGGTCGTGGTCGCCCAAGGCACACCAGACCTCACGTCGTTAGTTCCAATGATGGTTAGGCACCCTTTGGGCTTAACCGGCAGCGCAAGGACCTGCGAGAGTTGGGTCAGCATGTCGTTGCTATTTGCGCCGGAAACAGCGCGGCTGTAGCTTTGAGGGCAATACGCTCGGCCCCGCGCCACAATGTTCATGGCGTTAGCGACGCCGGCCCATGTCCGGTTAGTGCCGGCCGCAGTATTTGACTCGTCTCCACGCGCGATAGTTGACGATCCAATCGTAGCAATGAGCGGCGGTGCGCCTGTCAAGTTCGCAACCTGACGACGCCCGAACGGAGCATTGAGAATAGCCATATCAGCCCTCCATCACGCAGAGGGTGGTGCCGAGGGTGGAGATGCGGTCATTCATGGCTGATGGCCTTTCGGACATGGCTGGAAGCCCCGTGCGCCTGAGCGGCGGGGTTAGGGGGCTTGGCGAAGAAGAGGGGTTAGGCGACGGTGGCCGAGAGCGCGGCGATGGACTCGCCCCGACGCAGCTCCACGATGAAGCCGCCGTCCTCTACGATGAGGAGGCTGTTAGCAGCGGTCGCGGTGGGGGTGCTCTGCCCCTTGGTCATGTAAGCCTGCCCGCCGATGGCGCGGACGAAGACCGTTACGCGATCCGTCGCCGGGCCGAACACGACGGCAGACGTGCCAGACAGGGTTGTCGTGGTGTTGCTCGACCCGATGGTATCCACCGTCGAATTGTCGGTGTCGTCAGGGGCGCCGTTGACGGTGCGGGTGCGGTCAAAGACCAGTTCTTCGCAGCGGATGGAAGGCATGATGTCCGGTCCTTTCGGGCATTAAAAAAGCCGCCCTGGTCAGGGGCGGCATGGGATGGGCTTGGCGATGGGTTGAGGCTCTAGGCCCCGTCGTCTTCACACTCACAGGCATGCTCGGCGTCGGCTGCGGCGCTATCGATGATGACGACCTTGGCGCGCTCCAGGAGGCCAAGGGCGAACTCGGCAGAGCCGTTGTTACAGGCGACGTAGAGACGGCCGTCTTCAAAGATGCCGGCGATCACGACCGTCTTGATCCCCAGATCTCGGGCGCCCATGAGAACGCGATCAACGCCGTGCTCGGCATCATCCCAGACGGGAGTGCCGGGGCCGTCGATGTCCGTACCGGCGACAACCTTCATCTGCCCTTTGACGCTGCGGATGGTGACGATGTTGCTGGTGTCGGACATGGGATGCTCCGATGCGACGCGCGCTCAGCCCTGCCTGAAAAGGCTTGGCGATCAAGAGCGGCAATGTCGGGAAGCGGACAGGCCCGGCGGCAACTGTCCACGCTGCACATTAGTAGCGGAGAATGGGCCGGCGGTCTAGATGTTGTGGGCCTAGAAGGGCGCCTGACTGGATTATCCGCGCCCTTGGCTGATCTGACCGTGGCGTAAATCACCGCCTTGTGGTTGAGTATCGCAAATCAGGAGGTGAGCGATGCGGGCTGTATTGATTGTGCTGGTGGGGCTGGGGTTGGCGGGATGCGTCGCCCGCGCAGAGGACCAGGCCGCATGGCGAGGTCGCCCGGTTTCCGATCTACAACTTCACCCCGTCTTCGCGACGATGAAGCTCGTTCGCACGCGCGCCGACGACGGAACAGAACTGTGGAACTTCGTGAATGGCCGGCAGGTGTCGTCCTGTTCCGGCGATGGCATTGTGTTCGGCGGCTATCTATCCACCGTCCAATATTCGCAATTCACGTCCTGCATGAGCGGGCAGGCCGCGTGTAACAACATCTTCTACGTCAAGGGCGGGCGTGTCTTGGACTATGTTCCGACAGGCTCCGGCGGCGCCGGCTGCTACACCGATGACCGAACCCGGCCCGGCTTCCGTGGCGCGACGAACTTCTTCTGATGCGCGCCTCGATCCTCTTTCTTGCTCTAGCGTTGTCCGCCTGCGGCAAGCCGTTGCCCGTGCCTAGCGCTTATACGGCGTCACCGCCCGTCGTTGGCGAACCACTGAGCGCCGACGAACTAGACCTGCAAAACCGGGTCGCATGCAACCTCAGAGGGCTAACGGTGGATAACCCTAAGTTTGAAGCGTGCCTGCGCGAAGAGGCGGGGCTTTGATGGTCGATTTTGACGCGATGAAATCACAGGAGCGGGAAGAGCGCATCGCCTATGAAAAGAGATCAACCCGGAGGAAAGAGGTGGCCGGCCTGCTCTTGTTTGTTATCCCTGGCGCACTCCACTGGTCAGGACATGGGGAGCTAGCCCCTTATGCGTTCACCGCGATGGCGGTCTATCTCCTATCCATCATAGTTGACGACCATGTCCACCGGCTCAACAAACGGATCGATGACCTTTGAAGCGCGCAGCGTTGACGGCAACGTTGGCCGCAGGGCTCCTCCTGTTACCGGACCCCTACGGGTTTGGGCTCCTGCTCTTCGGCGGCTACTGGCACTTGGCCGCCAAGAACGCCCGACCTGACCGGTATTTGCGCTGGTAGGCCGCTCAGAGACGATGCCTGCGCAGCGCGGTCTGCGATGTCGTCAATCAGCCCCATGAATTGCTTTGACTTTGAAGCGGCGCGAACAACGTTGGCGATTTTCGCCGGATCGCCGGAGGCAAGGATTTCCGCGATTTGGCGCTGCATGTTGGCATTGATGGCGTTCTGCCCTTTACGCAGGCCGGCGCCAGCAATAGCGCCTGCTGTGGCGCCTTCCCATCCGCCTTGCTGGTAGCCAACAGCACCGCCCGCGCTGCCGGCCAAGCCCATTTCCATAATCTGCCGCGCCGTGGTTGAGTTGCCCATGGCGTTCTTTAACAACATCATGGCCTGCTCAGCCTTGTAGGCGGCTTCGAACTGGCTCGTCTGCTCTTTGCCTAGCGCCATTTCCATGCGCTGCCGGGCGGCCGGGCTGTTGAAGACCGCCTTCGTCACGTCGCGGTTGTCGCCTATCTCCTGCAACTGGGCGGCGAGCTTGGAGCGGAAGCCCTCAGCGAACAAGGCACGCTCTTCCGGCTTCATTTTCGCCAGGGCCTTCAACGCATCGTTATTCGCCATCTTGGACGAGACGAAGTTCTGCCCGGCTTCCAGCGCATCCTCGGCTTGGAACGCGCGGTGCGCGCCGCTACGGGCCGCCCCAAAGGACGGAACGGCGGTGTCTAGCTCTTCGAGGATCTGCCTTTTGAGCGCAGTAAGGTCCTTGACTGCGACATCATCGCCGCTGCGCTGGGCCTTGCCGATTTGCGACGCTAGATCGCGCTGGACCTCATCCCAAAAGCGGAGGTTCGGGACCGGGACCGAGCCGTCAGGCGCCTTGCGGAGGACAAGATTGCCGGCATCGTCAACGCCGAACGGCGTGCGAACGGGCGGGAGCCCTTCGGCCACCGTACGGTTCGCCCCCGTTTTGATCGCGCCCTTGAATGCGTCCTGCACCGCCGGGGCCTGCGCCAAAGCAGACAGTCGGTCAGTCCATAGACCAACCTCGCCGTCAGCATAGGCTTGCCGGTAAGCAGGAGCGTTGGCCTTGCGAGCCGCAGCCTGTAGCTCGTCAAGCGTTTTGGCCGCATTGGTGGGGCCGACTGCGCGCAACGTATCAACGAGGCGGTCAGCCTGCGTCAGAAACCGGTCCTGCGTGGCGTTTGTAAGTGCTTCGCGGCCTTCCGGCGACTGGTTCGCGGCAGAGCGGGCAAGCGCTCGCACAGTTTCCCCGCCGGAGTCGCCCAAGACAGCCGGGGCACCGGTAGACTGCATGGAGCGCAACGCGGCGGCGGGGTCCGTCACGCCGTCTCGGGCGAAGGCATCATCAACCCTTCGAAGAGCTTCGCGCTCAGGATTGAGCCCCGCCTTCACAGTGTTCACGACAGGTGACGCAGCGCCCGCGATGGCCCGCCCGCCCGCGTCAAGGGCCTTGCCGGCCAGTTGCACAGCGCCGGGCGCGACGGCGCCAAGCGCAGTTCCCACGGCCCCTGTTTTGACGGCTTCCTGCATTTTCTCCGCGACGCCGCCGTCAGATTCAACAGCGCCTGTGATCGCGCCATAAATGCCGCCGGTCAGGCCCGCGTTGATCGAGTCAGCGCCAAGAGCGCCGAGCCTTCCGCCTTCCTTTACGGCTTGAACGGTCGGAGTGACAGCGGCCGTGGCCACAAGGCCCGCCCCTTGCCCCGTGAGACGCGAGCCGGGCATGACGAGGCTGTCAGCCGTGTCGATCGCGCGCTGGCGCTCTAGGTTGTCGCTATAACGGTCGCCAAAGTCTTCGCCCTTGCCGATGCCGAGCGCGGCATCGCCCGCCGCTGCAATCTTGGCCATGCCGGGGACCCACGACGCCACGCCGCGCGCATAGGCGTCCAGACGGCCCATTGGGGAGGTCTTGTCCTGATCGTAGCGCATGCGGATGGCATCAGCGAGGTATTCGCTCTGCCGCGCATCCGTCTCGGCGCCCTCACGCTGCTCCCTGGTGCCGAAGCCAGCGGGCGGGATGAGGTCATCAAACATGCCCCCCGGCGCCGCAGTAGGGGCCGCCGGGATCAGGTCGTCAAACATATTTGCCATGTCGCCTGTCCTTAGAGCCCGGTCGGGTCAATGCCAGCGTCGCGAAGCCGCTTCACAACGGCGTCCTTTGGGGCGCCGCGAGCGATTGCCGCGCGGGCGTCCGCCAGAACGTCAGATGCGCCGGGCGCCTTTTTGTCGGAAGCCTTCTCTTCAAGGCCGGTAGATTCCGGGAGCTTATATCCGCTACCCGCCGCGCCCATCATGCTACGGATCGCGTTCTGGCGACTTTTGCGCTTCTGCTCGATGATCTCCGGCCCCTCGCCCGGAACGGGGAAGTATTTCCGCTCCTCTCGGGCAAACTCTTGGTCGCCAATCACCGCGCCGGATTCCTTGCGAAGGACCGCCGTGATGAAGTTTTCCTTGGCTTGGTTGTATTTCTGGCGGTCCTTGCTGATCACCAGATTGTTGACGCCGAACGGCAGGTTGTTAAGAGCTGCCTGCGTCTTATCCGTCCCAATGGCCTCAATAGGCGCAACGATTGTCTCAGCCTCAGCCATTCGCGTTGCAAAGCCGGCAGACTTGCTCTGGTCCTCGGTCGGCTTACCCGGAAGGGCATATGGGTTAGTCGGACCAGCGCCGACGTTGTTACCCCCGGCAGGTGCCTTCAAGGGGATAAACGTCCCCGATGCGCCGTCCCACTGCAAGGCCACCTCGGAACCGTCAGGCTGCTTGACGACCTGCACCTTGGGCGGGTCCACCTGGCTCAAGGCGCGACGCTTGCTTTCGACATCGAGTTGCTTCGCTTCGCGGTCGAGCGGGTCGCCAAGCTCTTTCAGACGATTCTCGCGGCGGGTGATTTCGAACTTGACCTGCTCGCGCATCTTGTCGCTTGGCGCGGCGCGGTACATCCGCTCAAAGTTGGCAATCTCAGCCCTCACGCGCTGGCGCTCGGCGTCGGCCGCCGGGGCGGGCGGGGCCTGAGTTTCGCCGCCAGTCTGCGCCTGCGGAGTTACCGGAGCGCCGGAGGGAGCGGGTGTGCCGGCCGCCGTGACGGGGGGCGATGCGGATGGCTGCGATGGCGCGGCTCCCGCCCCGGCTCCGCTACCGTAAAGCTGCTTCGTAAACGCCGCCTCATCGGCCTGCGCTTTCATCGCGCGCATCTGATCAAGGTAGCCAGCGGCTGTCTTAGGGTCGATTGAAAGAACAGGAATGTCAGCCTCCGGCACGCCCGCGCGCCGCAGCAACAAGGCCGTGGCGTTGACCTGCCCCGCCGTCTTCTGGCGATCCTGGCTCGCAACCGTCAGCGCGTTGAACGCCTGCCCGAAATTCTGCAATGGGCGGCCCTTGGGGCTCGAAAGGAGCGACGAGCCCAGCGCCATGAAGAAATCCGACATCGTGTCCGACATCTTCCACCCGCCGCCGCTCGCGGGGGCCGCAGTCGCGCCGCCAGACGCGCTCTGCACGGGCGCGGAGCCCGCCGCAGGTGCATCGCCCGCCGCAGCCGGGGCAACGCTACCAGTGGCCGCCTGTGGGGCTTCCTGACCGCCTCCGAGCATAGAGAACGGCCCGCCGCGCGATGCCTCCATAGCCGCGAACTGGCGAGCCCCGCCGTCAGGGGCGTTGGACAAGTCTTCCTGCATGACGGGGTTCAAGGCTCGGCCTCCTGTGGTCGATACGGTCGCAGAACGGACGGCCGGGTTGTCGGCGCGGTTGTCGCGGGCGATAGCTGTTGAACGAGCACCGCCAGTACGGGCGCCGGCCACCATGTCGCGGGCGGTCGGCTCGGGTGCGCGGGGAAGCGCACGCGGGCCGTCCTGATAGGTGAATGCCGGATCGATAGCGCCGGGGATAGCGTTGAAATTGGAGAGCGGGGCTTGGCCGCCGGGGATCGCCCGCTTGGGGCTGAGCAGATCGCCAAGCAAGCCGGGTCGCTCGGCCTGCGTCGTGTCCACGTTCTGGACGTTGGGCAGGCGGCTTCCGTCGAAGCCATCACTCGGCAAGCGCTGCGCTCCGATAGAGGCCATGCGGTCCTCATAGGGCTGCGGTGCGCGGCCTGCGTTCGCTGTGGGGGCGAAAGCAGACGCCCCACTCTCAATCTTAGAAATGAATTTCTGCGCGAACTGACTGCCGGTCAGGCCCGCGCCGCCATTCAGGCGGGCGGCCTCCGAGCCGACAAGGCTTTCCATCGGCGCATCGGGGTTGGACAGGATTTTGATGGCCCCGCCAGCGCCCTGCTGATGCGCCAGGTACAGCTCGCCATCGGTCGGATCACGGCCAAGGGCGTTTTTCAGCGTGGCAGCATTGTCGCGGGCAAGCCGGGCCGCCGCGTCGGTCGCCTGCACAGGATCGAAGCGGTTCGTGAGGTTGTAGTCACGCGCCGTGCCATTGATGAACTGAAACAAGCCGCCAGCCGAGGATCGCGGGTTCTGCGCGTTCGGATCATACCGACTTTCCACCGCCGCTGTGCGGTCAAGATACCGGGGCGAGATGCCGTATTCGGTGGCCTTTTCGACGAAGAGGGGGGCGAAGGGCGTCGCGCGAATGCCGGCCTCGGGTGCGACGGCGGGGGCGGGCGCCATTTCTGTCTTGGGGGGGGCGAGCCCGATCATCGGTTTGGGGTCGAACGCCTCCGCCAGAAGGCCGGGGGGCGCAATCGTGCCAGTGTCCGTATGATCCGCCCCGCCCGCGTCCGTCAGGTCGGTCGGCGTCGTCTCCGACGTGGCCGCCTGAAAGTCGGATAGAGAGCCCGTGTTCCCCTCAGACAACCATGAAGAATAGGCGTTCTGAATGTCGAGATCGACAGGCTCAATGCCGCCGAGGTCAAGCGAGGAGAAATCGATGAGGCCGGCGACTTCGGGCTCCACGATCAGGCCGCCTTTTTGACGGAGCGTAGGGCATCAGACAGCAAGCCAACATCGACAACCATCTTGCCGCCGATCTTGCGCGTCGTGCCGGGGTGGTCGCGCTCCAGCTCCTGCGCCATCGGGCCGACGACCTTCGGGTAGGTTTTCGGGTCGTCTTTGTAGCGGTAGGCGTACATCTGCTGGCCCGTCTCCGGGTCCTTGCCGAGCTTGGTGATGTCGGTCTTCATGGTTTCGTCGGACAGACCAAGCAGCGCGCCGAACCCGCCCGCCTTGCCGGCCGCGCCGATCAGCGAAGAGCCGAGGCCGAGCACGCCGTTGAGCAGGCCCGAACCGCCGTCCTCCTTTTCCGTCTGCTTGAACACATCCTGATTGTAGACCTGCGGGACGTAGTTGCGATACCAGTCCAGCATTGTGCGCGGGACATCCATCGCGGACTGCGCGAACTGCTGCTGTTGGTTGCCCGCGCCGAGCACAGCCTGTGCACCCTGCAATTCGCGGGCCTGCTGCTGCGTGCGAAGCTGGCTTTCCACCTGCGGGGCCTTGAGGCCGTAATCCATGCGGGCCAAGCGCGACTGCTGGTCCATCTGGGCGTTCTGGCTTGCGGTCGAGAGCGCCTTGTTGAAGGCATCGCCCTGAATGCCGGCGATGGTCTGCCCCACGTTCTGATTGAAGCCACGCGCCGCCTGCCCGCGCGCAATTGCCTCGCCCGATCCGCCCATGGCGCCCGCCGCCGCATACTTGCTCGCCAGCCCCGCGTCAGCGTTCGAATACTCCCGGCGCATGGCGTCCAGTGTCGTATCGCCAACCGCCTTCGCATAGGGGTTCATGAACTCGCTGATGGCGCCGGGGCCGATCTGAGCAGCCGTAGCATCGCCGGGGTTCATGCCGGGGGCCGTTACCGGCGCGGAGTCAAAGACGTTCCCGGTCGAAATGCGCGCGAGATCGAACGCCTTGAGCTGGTCTGCCGTCTGCGCCGCACGGGCAAACGGGCTCGCCTGCCAGAAGTTGTTCGCCAGGCCGTAGGCCGTGCCAGCGGTGTTTTGCTGCTGCTGGCTGATCCAGGGATCATAGCGGGTCTGCTGGGAAGAGGTTTCGCTAGCCATCTATGCCGTGTCCTTCTGTCGCTCAGCGCCGCGAGCCATCAGAGCCAATGTCAACGGACCATGCGCCGAACCGCGCATGCCCGCCTGTCGTCACCCAATCGAACCGGAACCGAACCATGCGGGCGTTGACCCGGAAATTCTTCTGCTCCGTCGTGGGAGTCAGCACGAAGGGGCCTGTCGTCTTGACCGTCGTCGCCTGCGGGTAAATCTTGCTGTAGACCGTCATTTCGACGTCGCCGGTCTGATCCTTGAAGTCGGGGCGCATGCCGAGAAGGGCCGTGAACGCTTCGCCATCGACCTGATCGAGCCAGCTCGTTTCCAAATAGGCCCCCAAAAGCGCGCCGTTATCGTCGGTGCCGACTTCATGCTGATAGGCGAGGCTTTTGGCCCCGTCGCGGGGCTCAAACAGGACCGGGCTCGGCAGAATGTCGCCAGAAATCGCCGCCGTGCGCTCCCACATGCCCATCGACCACACGTCCTTCGTGAGCCAGTTGAACGCCGCATAGCGTGAGCATTCTGCTGGCGTCGGCGCGGTCACGTCGCGGCTATCAGGCCAATGGAACCAGAACTCGGTCCATTCATCGTTTGCCCAGGCGAAGCACTTAAGCGACTGATTGGCGTCCAGATTGTCGAAAATATCGTCCCGGATCGGGCACTCGATTTCCTCAACGGCGCCGAGCGATGTCGCCCCGATGCCTCGGAAGATCCACATCTTCTTCGTGCGGGAAGCCCAGATCAGGAAGCCAGAGCACTCCGCGTAGGAATGGCGGGACAACAGCCCGCAACCCTTTGCCAACTTGTCGAATTTGAACGCGCCACCGGGCTCGCCCAGCCATGTGAGCACGCCGAACCCGGCATCGCCCCAGACCGCGTCCTGCTGACGAGTGCTGGACCCGGCCATGATCCGGCCGCCAATCTCGGTTGCCTCAATCTGCCCGGCCACGTTGTTGGCGTCCGGTATCCAGAGCCGGTTGTTGCCGACATCGCAGTTGCGAACGGCGGTCGGGGAATAGAGCCCGTCAACGGTCGTGCAGCCGAGCGCGATGACGACGTTCTTGGCCGAAACCGAGATGGCGTCGATCCGCGCCGGGGCGGTCGGGATGAAATATGCCTTGTCGTACAGCCGGTAGGTGAAGCTCTCCACCTTGCCGTCGAACGCCGCATCGGCTGCAAGCAGAAAATCCGACAGATCGGCAGGGACGCGGAAAATCCGGCGATAGGTGCCGTTTTTCGTGATGACCGCAGAGGCCGTGCTGACATCGATAGGCGCCGCAGGATCGCCCGCATTGGCCTGAAACTTGATCGAACCCGCCGTCCTGCCCGTGATGACGAAATCGACAACGCAGGTGCGCCCGTCCAGCCCCAGTTCTGCCGTCGATTGCGAGAGGTTGGACGCGACGCCGGGCGTCTTGACCACTCCGCCGGCGGAGTAGGCCCACCCTGTCCCGAGTGCCCAGCCATCGGCGTTCGTTGTGAACTCTCCGTTGAACGACAGATCGTCATAGGTGGTTTCGGGCTGCCATTCGGCTAGGCCGTAGCCAGACGGGTTCGCTTGCAGGTTTTCGCCAAGGTTGCCCATGGTCCAAACACGCAGTTCGTTTGACGCGGTCGCGCCGCCCCATGTTCCGGTGCTCCAAGTGCCGGCGCCCCAGCCCGTGAGGTCGTTCGACACCAGTCCGTCAGGCAACTCAACCGACAGATCGACGTTGCCGCCGCCATCCGTGACCGTGCTGGACGCATTCGACCCGTGGGTGATCGTGAACGCGCCTTCGCCCGCAACCTCCGTGACCGTATAAGTGCCCTCAATCGTCAGGCCGCCGACAGTCGCCTGGTGGTTCGAAAAGACGAACGGCGTGCCGACGACGGCGTTGTGATAGGGCAGATTGACCGTGACGATAGGCGAGCCGTTGACGGTTGAAAAGGCGTCCGTCAGCACCGTGAAGTGCAGGAGCGGGGTGATGTCCTTGCGGGAGCCAGACACCTCGCCATAGAGTTTTAGCTCGGTGCCGTACGCCTTGCAGGGCTGGCCTTGCAGGTTCGTCCACGAATGCCCGCCGCGCGGATAGCCGTCGATCTCGTCAGGGCTATCCAGCACGCACCCGCCGACAGGCTGCGCCTTGTTCTGGTAGAAACGGACGCGATTTCCGGCGACATACGACCCCTCCTTTTCAAGAGGGGTGTCGGTCGAGAACAGTCCGGGCGGGAATTTTGGCTTTGTGTAGACCACTAGCGGAACGCCCTGTCATAGGCGCGCTGGCGCTCAGTTTCGATACGTTGGCGCTCCTTGCGCTCTGCCTCGATATGGCGGGCAAGGTCGTCAGCCGGATCGCCTTCAAGACCATCCGCCATGCCCGCCCATTCCAGCGCGGTTTCCTGCGCGCTCGGAATGACGACGGACTGGCGCGGAGCCTTGGGGTTGCGGCGCATCAGAAGCCGCCCCACGAATAGCCCGGCCGGTAGTTGGTCGCGGCGAATGGATCGGGGTTGTACGCGCCAGTACCGGGCATGTACGCGCCCGTCTGCTGCGTCATGTCGATGCCCGTCATGTCGGCCGGGCCGCCGCCCTGCTGCCCGGTAATCTGGCCGAAATTGGCGTCGGCGTAGTTCGAGGGCATGACCCCGCCGACCGCGTTGTTGCCCATCAGGACGGTGTCGTAAGCCTGCTGTTGACGGGTCTGGTTTTCGGTGCGCTCGCGAGAGGCCGTGTCCCATGCGCCACGCAGTCGCTCCCACTCGGGATTGGAGCCCAGGTTGATCTCGTGGCTGGCGCCGTCAGCGGTCGCCGCGACCCGGCCCGCCCCAGCATCATAAGGGTTGTACCCGACGCCGAACGCGCCGCCGTTGGCCTGCGCCATGGCAATCGGGGCGAGGCCGTACTTGCGCGCCTCATCGTAGAGCGCATTGCGCGCATCAGCCTCTGCGCCTGTCGCGCCCTGTAGCCATTCATTCCGAAGCGCCGCGTCGCCCTGCATGCGATACGGCTCATCGTTGAACGCATTGGCCGTGAGAAAGCGCGGCGTTTCCGCCAGCTTGCGTTCCCAGCCCATGTTGAACTCTTGGGTGGAATCGATGCCCCGGCTCTGCGGCGCAGCCATGCCCTGCCGTGTCGGGAATGCGCTCCCGAAGCCGCCAAATCCTGCCATGTCGGATACCTCTATGCTCGGATGGTGGAAGCCTGACGGAACAGGTCATCGACCTGTGCACTGGCCAGGCTGAGAGCCGCCGCAAGGGCCGCGATGGTCGGGCTGGCGCGCTCGAATTGCATCGCGTCAGACCATGCCAGTTTGGTCGTGGCGTCGGCCTGAGCGATGGCCGCCTCAACGTCGTCCAGTAGACCCGCCTGAGCGAGTGCGGCCTTGGCTTGGAAGCGGGAGACGGCGGCCGGGACAGGCGCAGGGCCGGGCGCGCGAGACGCCTCAAACGCGGCGATCTCATCGTCCGTCATGTCAATGAGCGCGCCGTCAACAAGCTTTTTCATCGCGCTACCTCAGGCCATAATGATGGATGGTGCCGCCGTCGAGATTGCCCGCGACGGACAGGAACTGGACGCCCTGCAAAGCTGCGGCTGTTGACTGCCGGGCCGTCACTGTCTCCGTCAGGTTCCCTGAAGGAGTTGCCGAGACCATAACCGCTGCCTGACGCGATGCTGTCGCGTTGAACGGGGCGATAATGTCAATTGTGGATGAGACGAAATCGGTCGCGACCTGCGCCGACGAAAGCCCAATGATCGTGCCGCCGTTATCAAGGTCAGGCGCGCCGCCTGGGCCTGCGGCGGTGTAGCCAGTCGCGGCGTAGGAACCCGACTTCTTGTAGCGCATGCCTACGATCTGGCTGCCAGCGTCGTTGTGGGACAAAGCCTCAACAATGAACCGGAACGACTTGAACTGCGTGTCGTCAAAGCCGCGCTCAAAATCGACGCTCGCCACCGCAGAGCCGATTGTCTGCGTCTGAACGAGCACCATCGTCTGCCGGCCGATGGTGTAGAGAGCCGACCCATCGCACTGCACAATGAACGCCTCGCCGGGGTAGACCTTGATCGTGGTCAGGCCGTCAATCGTTTCTGAGGCATTGGGATCGAGGGTTACAACGCCTGTGCCGCTGTTGCGAATGTAGACGAGCCAGTTCGCCGCCAGCGTCGCCGCCGCGTCGAACGTCTGCGTGAACGTGCCCGACGTGATGTCAATGAACTTGCCGCTGTCGGCCAGTCCGAGAATGGTGTTGGATGTGCGGCCGGACCGGGCAAGCGCGAGGGTGCCCGCCGCGCCTGTCGCGCCGCGCTCGCCGGAATAGCGAATGGTCCAGTCGGCATAAGTACCAGAGCCCACAATGGCTGAGACATCGACCGTCAGGGACGTGCCCGAATAGGCCGTAACGATGCCAAACATGGACCGGGTTGAGGGGCTTGCATCCGAGGTCGCCAAAACGCGGGCGCCGACGTCGAAGAACTTGCCGGCCTGCGTCGTGAAGGCTTTGGAGCCCGTGCCGATGGCAAGCGAGGTGGTCGATGTTCCGGTCAGTCGCGCGGCGGAAGCGGCGGCGTTCGTCTCTGACGTAGCAGCAGCCAACGCACTCGCGGCGGCAGCATCCGCGTCCGCCTGAGCCTCGGCCAGGACCGTGGCGAACTGCCCGAAATGCACCGCGTCGCCCGTTGCTGTCCCGTCAGGCAGGCCGGTGATTTTCTGGCCGTTCATCGCCAGCGGGGATGTCGGCGCGGCGAACTGGTGAACCTTATTGGCGAGCGTCGCGGCGTCGTTCGTGCTGGTGGCCACGCCGACGCCGGTCAGCTTGAAGCCGCCCATGGCGACATTCGCGGCAGCCGTCTTGATCTTGTCGAGCGTCGGGTCAAACGCATATGCCGTCGTGCCGTCCGTCACCCACGGGACGGTTGTGCCGGCACGGATGACGGCGCCCGTGCCGCCCGAAGGCTTGACGGTGATGTCTGCCGTGCTGTCGTTCTTGACGAGATACCAATAGGAGACGGCGGGAACCGTGACGGTCGCGGCGACAGTGCCGGTGAAATTTAGGACCGCCGCGCGCGCCTCATCCGCGATGAAGTTGGACGAGGTGAGCGTGACATCGCCCGTGATCGCCTTGATCGTGTACTGACCGCGCGCGTCGTCCAACCGCTGCATGGCGGTGTTGGCGCGCGCGCCCCAGGTGTTGAGGTTTTCGAAATCGCCCTGAAGCTCAACCCGAACGCGGGTGGATGCTGTCGATGCCATGGCCGGTTAAATCCTCAGAGGCAGGACGGACGGATGCGGGACACCTGCGAGCGAGAGGACGTTTCCGCCCTCAATCGCTGATAGGCTTCGTCTTCGAGGGCCTGCATGGCTTGCGCCTGCGTGGCCTCGGTCCCGAGCATCCAGTTGAGATACAAATTGCGCTTGGCGCGGAAGCGGATCAGCTCTTCCGCATCCGTCATCCAAGGGTTATCGGCTTCGCTGTCAGAAGCCGGGGCATCGACGCGATAGACGCCCATGATCTTGACCGGATAAACCCCATCGGGGATCGGATAGAACCGCAGCTTCTGCTCGTAGTAGCTGTAATATGTCGGCACATCGCCCAGCGCGCCGGTCGAGTTGATCATGATCTCGATGGCTTGTGGCGTGGTCAGCGTGAGCGGATAGACCTGCCCGTTGTCGATGACCGTGATGCTGTCGATGCGGATGATGTTGGCGATGTCCACGCCGCCAGACCCGGAGTATTCCGACTGGCCTGCAGACGTGTTGAAGGTACGCCCGGTCGCCTGTTCAGTGAACCAGAAGCGCTTGCCGCGATAGAAGTTGATCGCTGACGTGATCTCGGACGCAATGGCGTCGTCCAGATCGTCGCGCGTCGTCTCCGCTGCGATCCGCGCCTTCATCGTGCCGAGTGTCGTCATCGGGTATCCCCAAACGAGAATAGGGAGGGCAGAAAACCGCCCTCCCCGTTGTCAGTGCAGTCCTGAGAGATCAGGGACGGGCCATGTACGCGATGAAGACCTCGGCCGAACCGGCGGTCGCAGCGGTGCCGGCCAGAGCCAGCGTCGCCGTGATCGTGGTGTCAGCCGCGACGGCCATGGTCACAGCCTCGTCAATCGGGACGAAAGCGATGGTGCCCATGGCAAGGTCGGTCGCGTAGAAGTCATCGTCAGCAGCGACGCCGCCGGTCGCAGCGGAACGGCCAATGTCGAGCACGTTGGACGTGCCCGCGTTGAACGCAACGTTGACCGAAACGCCGGACATCGGCTTGATGATGACGGAACCAGCGGGGATCACCCCGATGGTCTTGGCGACGCCGTTGTCCCCGAAGACGATGGTCTTGCGGATGTAGGCGACGACCTGCTCGGTCGGCATGCGAGCGGAATTGCCGGCAGTGTTGGTGGTCATCTGTCAGCCCTCCCTTACGAAGCCGGCGCGGCGTAGGTGGTAACAGCGATGGTGCCGTAGTCTTCGCTGTTGTAACGGCCCTTCTTCATGCCGACGATGAGCTTGACACCAACGCCAAGCTCGCGGTCGTAGTCGAAGAGCTGCTCGGTCCACATGAACTTCGTGGCGCCGCCATTCATGCCGAACGCAACGGAAGCCGCCTGCGCGCCGCAGAAGACAGCGCGGCGGGTGTTGGCGACGGTCGCGCCGGTCGAGCCATGCACGCCCTGAGGAATGCGGGTGGCTTCGACAAGCAGGGTGCGGTTGTAGATGCCGAGAGCGCCCGTGAAGAGAGCGTTCTTGTCACCTTCGCCGCCCTGAAGGCGCTTGCCCTGAAGGTCGAACCAGTTGCCCGCCGTGGACGCGTCCGCGCGAAGCGAAAGCGTCTGGTCGGGGTGGATGAACATCACGAAGTCGATGTCCTTACCCAGACCCTTGATCGGACGGATGAGCGGGTTGGCCGTGCGAGCACGGTTCACGCACTTGTCGATCAGGGCGAGCTTGAAGGTGTCGCCGGTTCCCAGCGACTGGTCGTTGGCAACCGAAGTGCCGCCACGGAAGAGCCGGTTCGTGGACGGCGCGAGGGCCGCGTTGAAGCCGGTGTACTTCGTGTTGGTCTGAGCGGTGTTGCCGGCCAGGACGTTAAAGAACTGAGTGTCGAGGCGGTCCACGACCCAATCCTTCAGAGCGTCATACGCCTCCTCGCGGAGATCGTAGGGAACGCGCTGAGCGTCGATGGTGCCCTTGTTGCGGACACGAACGGCGTGGTTCAGCTCGTTGACGACGAGGCTGTCCGAATAGGTGCTGAGGGATTCCTCGTTACCTTCCAGAACCTCGTTCTCCGTGACGCCTTCGCCTGAGAGCAGGCTGCGGAGAGCCCAGGTGATCGAGTCACCAGCGCCCTTCTTCGTCTCGGTCATTTCCTGGGCAAGATAAGATCCGGTGGACCCGACATAGTCAGCGTAAAAGGTCTCTTTCAGCGCTTCGACATCGAGCCGCTTGGACCAGAGCTTGACCGCCAGGGCGTCGTTGACGCCATAGGTGGTGATAGCCATCTGGCTTAATCCTTTCGGGATTTTCGCGGGGGGTTTTCGGTGCGGATGCGCGCGTTTCGTCGCGGCGGACGGGACCAATGACGCTGTTGGGCCGGCGAAGCGCTCGATGACGGGAGCGAGCCGAAACGCCCCTTACGGGAGCGATGCGCTGACGTTCGGTGTCAGACCGGAGACGCTATCGGGTGGGCTGTCTCATGGCCCGGTGGTGTCGGCCTTCACGCACCGCCAGCGGCGGCCTTGAAGGCGTTCGTGCCCTTCTTCGTCTTCAAGAGGGCGGCGAATTCGGAATCGTCCATTTCGAGCAGGGACGAGGCGTTGAGCGTGCCGCGAGCAGTGCCACCAGTCCCCGCCGTAGCGAGTGACTTGTTGGCTTCTTGTCCCTTGGCGATGCTGTCGAGGCGCTTGGGCTCGACAGCGGGGTCTGCGGCGGCCTCGGGCGGCTGATATTTCCAGCCCCTGATCTCGGCCATCTGCTTGAGGATGCGTGCGGGGTTGCGGCCCTGACGCAGGTTGTCATAGGCGAACTTCAGTTCGTCATTGCGCGCCTTGGCGACAGCCGCCGCCCGGTCGTAGCCCAGCACCACCAGCTCATCGACGATCTTGCGGGTGGCATATTCGTAGGCCTGCGCGAACTCCGGGTCTTCCTTCGCGGTCTCAAGCGCGATGGACTTCCAGTCGTTCAGAACGCGGGTCTGGATCTGCTCAACCTGCTGGCGCTCTTGCTGCTGGCGGACTGCCGCCTGCTTTTCCTCTTCGAACGCCTTGACCTTGTTCGCCAACCACTTCTGATGCGCGAAGAAATCGACTTCAGGGTCCGGCATTTCGTCGGCCGCTGGCTGCGGCTGCGGAGCGCCGGGCTGGCCGGCGGCGGGGGCCTGTGGGACAATCCCCGCCGCCTGCATCTGAGCAAGCCGCTGGTTCATGATCTCCAGATTGCGGGTGTAACGGTCGTTGGCTTCCTTGGCCTGACGCTCGGCTTCCTTGCGGCGCTCGCGCTCGGCTTTCAGAGCCCCATAGGAGACGGGCTGCTTGTCCTTTTCGCCGTCGCCGTCTTCGCCTGTCGCGTCAGGCTTTACGCCCTCGGCTTCCGGCTTGGCGGGGGTCTGCGGTGCGGCCTCGGCTTTCGGCGCCGGGGCGGCGTCACTTTCGGTCGCGGGTTCGTTGGCAGGGCCTTTCTCGCCACGGGAAGAGAAATAGTCCTTTTCGGCAGGGCTAAGCTCGCCGGCATCGGCCAGCGGGGTTTCAGTCTCGCTCATGTATGGTCCTTTTGACCTGTCGTGGTCAGCGATGCGCCCGATAACGGGGGCGATCCGAAGCGCCCTGTACGCCGGGCGATGCGAAGCCGCTGTGGATCAGCGGGATAGGCTTAGAACTGCCCCGGAGGGTTAGGCATCTGGACAAGCCCCGGAGGGGGTGGGAGGTTCGTGCGCCCCGGCATGTCGGGACGAAGCGGCATCGGCGCCGGGCGTCCGTCAGATCCGATCCCCGGAGGCATCTGGGGCGGCATGGGCGGTTGCATCGGCATATCAGGCGGCGTCATGCTGCCCGGCTGGAAAGGAAGCCCCGGAAGCGGCCCTGAGGGGACCGGGGCGGGCGGCAGGTTCGGGCTGACATTCGCCATGATCGCCGGAAGGACGGACATCGCAGTCGCGGCCTGTCGCGCCATCGCATCGGCGCGGGATTTCTCAGCCGACGCAGCGTCCTTGTCGATCTTGGCGATCTCGGCGGCCTTCTGGATCGCCATGATCTCCATCTGCTCGGGCGGCGGGGGCGGCGGGGCCTGTTCAAGGATCGTCGCGATGCCGTTGGCAAGGTTCTCAGGCAGCGGCGAGAGCTTGAACAACTGCGCCATGAGCGCCGGGTTGGCCTGCGCGACAGGGGCGATCATCGAGATCATCGACTGGATCACCGCCCAATTGCGTTCGCGGGCGTTCGGGGCGCTCGGCGCCTCGTCCACCACCACGTCATATTCGCCCATGACGAATTCGCGGCGCAGCGGAAGATATTGCTCGTATTCCGGCCCAACGATTTTCACCAGACGGCCATCGGAAAGGTACTGCTGGATCATCAGCAACAGCGCCTCGCCGTGGGACTTGTAGTAGTGCCGCAGCCCGTCGAAATAGGGCTGCAAGATCGTGATGCCGGCCTGCCTGCGCTGCGTCTCGACAATGCCCGGCTGGTTGGCATCGCGCATGCCGAGCATTTCGAGGTTCACGCCGGTGATGAGCGGCATGGTGGACATCGAGAATTGCAGCATGTCGGCCTGCCCCTGAGGCAGAGCCGTCGTCGGCTTAGGCTGGATCTTCGACATGCCGTTCTTGGCAACCCAAGTGATGGCGTCGCTTTTGGCCCAGCTTTCAGCAGCTTCCTTATCATCCTCAAACGCGCCAAGTTCGGCCATAATGCCGCCCTTCGCGTTGCTGTTGAGGATGTGCATGATCTGGCTGAACAGCTTGTTCGTCCAGCGCTGGGGGTCTTTCATCGGGCGAACGAGCCCGTAGAAATGCCCCTTGTTGTGGTCGCGCTTGCCGGTCATGAACTTGTAGGTGAAATGCCCCGGAATAGGGGTTTCCTTCACCTCCAAGACCACCTGCCCGATGAAGGCGCGGCGATAAACGCGGCGGTACTGCTGAACGACCTGCTGAGGCGGGGCGATCCCCATCATCATCATGTCGTCAGGCGTCATCTGAGCCAGGCGTGCGGCCAGAACCTCGAATTGCTCCTGCGTGACGGTGACTTCCTCGCCCGTCATCCCGTCAATGAAGCGGGTGAAAGGCTCACGCTCAAACCACTGGCATTCGACAATCGTGACCTCACGACCGGAGCCGGGCTCGCGGTCGGATTTCTCGTCGTAAGCCTCGCCGGGGTTGTTGCGCGTGATGTCGCCCGACTTGCCCGCAGCCCAGCCGGCATGCAGCACGGCCGGATCGGCCTCCGGGAACATCGCAAGCGCCTCGTCCTCGGGCATCGTGCGAATGCGCCAGACGCGCTTGGCATCGGTGTGGTTAGGCTTGCGCGAGGCATAGTCCGGGAACACCTCGAAAGGGTCCGTGCGCTCGATCACGGGCGCCCCATCAGGGTTCGTCTCGTAGTCAACGCGCATTTCGACCGCGCCGCGACCGCAGATCACCATGTCGCGGAAGGCGTCGGATTCCTCGTCTTCGGCGTGAGCCTGATCGCGGAACCAATCGCCAGCGCTGGTCAGCATCTCGTTAACGCCGACATCGCCCTGCTTGCGGGGGATGAAGCGGATTTCCGTGCGGTTGCTGACCTGAAAGCCGCACACGCTGTCGATCATGGGGCCGACGCGGTTGAAGCTCGATGCCGGGCGGTTCTGCTCGGCCAGGATTTGCTTGTCTTCCTCCGACCACTGCTCGCCAGCGACGAAATCGAAGTCTTCCTTCGCGCCCTCTTCGCCGTCAGGGCCGTCCTTCCATTCAAGGAAGTGGTCGTGATCGGGCTGAAACCAGTCCTTCAGCCGCGACAGGAGAGCGTCATCGTCTTCGGCGCTCAGCAGATCGCGTGTGGGGGTTTCAGCGTCGGCCACGGGTTAACCGATCTGCGTACGAATGAGGGCAAGGGCTTCCGTCAGGCCCGCGTCGGTCGGCTCAAAGCCTTCGACGGCGCCATGACCTTCGCCATGCTTGGTGACGATGCGGATGGACAGCATTTCGGCGTCCTGCTCGATGTCGAGGTGTTCGATGTCGCGGCAGAAGCCGTTGGCCCATGCAACGCAGGCGTCGTAAATGTCTTCGCGAGACAGCGTGGCGGCCTTGGTGCGGGCGCTGGCGGGCTTCTCAGCCTTGGGCGCGGGGGCAGGCTCGGAGTCGGGCTCGGGGGCCTCAGGCGCGTCCTCTGACGGCTCCGGTGTGCCCGGCTTAGAGTCGGGATCGGTCAGCGCTTCCTCGATAGCCGCGATCAGCTTGGCCGCGCCCCAGCGCTTGTCGAACTCGATGCCGCGAACCTCTGCGAACTCGGCAAGCTCGTCTTTGGACATGGTGGAGAAATCGGGATGATCGGTCATGCTCTGATCCCCGCATCAACACCGGGGCTCCTGAGCAGAGGCCGCCCCTGTCTTAGAGTCTCGGCCTCACGGTGTTCCGCCCCGCTTTTGATGTAGCGCTCGATCTCGCTCGCGACGTGGACGACGTTGCTTTGACCCGCTCCGGCGCGGATGGCGAGGTCAACTGCATTGTAGCGGAGCTGTTCTTCTGGCTTCATGTCCATGGGGGCCTCAGGGGTTGCTCATGCTCGCGGCATGAAAAAGCCCGCCGGTTAGGGCGGGCTGTTGAATCGTGCGGGCCGGGCTTGATACCGGCTTTCAGCTTTTATCGGGGATCTCGCCTAGCGCTTTCGCGCCCCGGCTTCGGACGGCACCGTGCCTACCTGACCGTCCACCCTTGGGAGCCGGGCACCCGGCTTGCTGTCTTGTCCTCTCAGCGGCTCTTGCCGCCGCACGAAGATGGAGCCCTAGGACGGATTTGAACCGCCGACCCGCTGTTTACAAAACAGCCGCTCTACCACTGAGCTACACGGGCGAATTTGATTGGCTTGGTGACGCGAATTGCCACTCTGCACATCAGTAGCGCGATCCGCTGATACAATCAAGCGGTTTTGCAAGATTGTGGGTGGAGACGGCGACGAGGTGATTAACGGGAATGCACGTTATGGGAGGCCCGATCATCCCTTGTTGTGAACAGACACGCCGACTTGCCTGCGGAGATCCCTCCCGAATTTAGATACGCGCGAAGCTCACGGCTTCGCCACCTCGATAGCGGGCGGGACGAGGGGCGGGAGCCTGTTAGGCTCTGCCGGGGCCTCTTTAAGCCCCATGAAATAGGCGATCTCCTCCGGGGAAAACTGCGCGGCCCGAACGATTTCAAGAGCGCGCTCATAGTCCTGCTCGTGCAGGGCGACGAGTTCTTCATCCGTCAGCGGGCGGGTGGCGCTTAGCTCAATGATGCAATCGGCCCCTTCGTCGCTGTCCCATGCAGAACTGCCGATCTCGACACGCTCAACTGGAATGCCGGCCTTCTCTGCCAACCCCGCTGCTACCCTTGCAAGGTGAGCGAACGTGCCGTTGACGAACGTGGCTTCAAACGTCTTGTGGTACAACGTCATCGCCGCTCGCATGATTGAGAAATCGACGCGAGAATACTAGCAAATGCGGTCTGTGCGTACAAGCAAAACAGGCAGTTTACGCCGCGTTTACCCGCTGAAATCCGGTGTTTTTCGCCATCATTCGCGCCAGATACGCAGCGCCCTTCGCCGTCACGACACCAGACGCCAGAGACGCCCCGTATTCGATCAGCCCGCGTTTGTGAGCCCGCTCGCACGCAGCGAACGCAATCTCAACCGGAGCGCCTGTCACCCGTGCGATTTCCTCATGAGGCGCGCCAGGAAGAGGCTTGCCGAACCGCAATGCGACCATGAGCGCCTTGCTGCGCTGGTCGAACGCGAGCAGGACGGCGATGTCGGGGATGTCGGAGGCTTTCCAGCCTGTGATGCTCGCGGTGATCATGGCTGCTTGCCCGGCCTCTGCCCCGTTTTCCGATAGACGCCGATCCAACACTCAACAGCGGCTTTGACCGGCCCCGGCACGGGCGTCTGAGAATTCACGTAGCGCCATACCTGCGTGCGGTCGATGTGAAGGGCGGAAGCGAGCGCAGAAACCCACCCGCGCTCGCCCCACATTTCAATGGCCGCAGCCTTTAGCTCGTCAGGCGTCATTCCGCTCATGCTCTGCGATGAAGCGGATGACGTTCTCGCTGAACCCGTCCAGATGCGTCCACTTGCCGTAGCCGACGCCGTTTCGGGCGCTGGCGACGTTGATCATGTACGCATGCTTGGCGACGGGATCGGGAACGCGATCCTGCGACTGCTCGTCGGTGATGACAATCAGCCGATCATGCGGCGCCCGATTGACGGCCGAGATAGCCTGCCCCAGCAACGTGCCGGAATGCGGCTGCGAGCGGATCACCGCGTCAACACCGGCCATGCCACGGCGCGGCGGGACTTCGACCAGCGCTTCGCTGAACGTCATCACCCGCAAATCGCCATGGATGACGCTGGCGAGTGCCGCCGCCGCATCCATGCGCGTCAGATCAGAGCGGGACGACAGCTTGTCGCCCATCGATCCTGACACGTCTACCAGTACAATCGTCTTGCCCGGCAATGCCGGAGACGTAGCGATGGCCTCACACAGCGCCGTGTCGATCACGGGCTCCAACTGCGGGACCGCGCGAGCCGCCGCCACATAGCGGAACGGCAGAACGCGAGCCGAGCCCTTACGCGCCAAGACGGCCTCGCGCACCAGATCCAGATCGCAGCCGGCTTCCACCATGTTGCGCAGATTGCGCAGCAAGGCGAGGTAGCCGAGCTTGCCCTCGCGGATCATGCGTTCGAACGTCTCGCGCTTGTCGGCGCCGCCAGAAAGGTTGACCTCCCAGGTATCGGGCGTGGTCAGCTCGTTCTTGGCAAGGCGCTTCCACAGATCGGCGCGCGCCTCCGTATCCGGCTTCGCATGGCACAGGAACAGCACGTCGCGCAGCTTCACCGCATTGTCGCGGTTGTATTTGGCGAGGGCGTATTCATCGAACTTGAGGAAGGCACGGGCGAGCCCGCGCTTCATCGCCGCCGAAAGCTTCGACTTTACCCGATCCGGGGTGACGCCGTTAACCTTGGCGTGGATAGCAACCAGTTCAGCCAACTCGTCGGCGCGCTGGATCACGTTGAACACCGCGTCCTCAACCACCTTGCCGCCGGAATGGCGAGCAAGCGCAGAAGTCAGGAACAGCGGGGCATGGCGCAGATGCTGGACAGAACGGGCCTCAAAGGCGAGCGCCGCGACCTTCTCCGGCGCTACCTTGCCGGCGAGATCAGCGATGCGATCTGCGATGGTGACGCCGCCTTCGTAGAACTCGCTCTCCCAAAGGAGGCAAGACAGGACTGAGCGGCGCAGCGCCTGCTCGTCCGTGATGCGCTTGGCCGGCGCACCCTCAAAGGTCGTGTGGTTTCCGTAAGCGTAGGCAGACCGAACGTTGACGCGCATGGCGTGCTCCTGCGTTTGGCCTGTAACGCAGCATAGCGAGAGGGCGGAAAAGGCGGCTTCGGAACGTTTGGTGCTCTACCCCTGAGCTACAGAGCTTGCGCCCTGACGGGATTTGAACCCGCGACCCCCACCTTACAAAGGGAAGTAACCGAAACCTACGCCAGCCCACTCGTTATGCTGCCCGGGAATGAGCGGATGCGGCCTCACTGCTCCCAAAGAAGTAGCCGCGCCCTACGCCACAGGCAGCACTTATATGGCACGTCATGTTGCAATCTGCAACACCTATTTCATGCAGCCATCCAGCTCTTGCCGCCCCGCTTGGGGGCCTTGAAGTCATAGCCGCGACGCTCTGCCCGCTCCTCACGCTCCGGCGCAATATGCTCCGCAAACGTCAGCGCAACCGCATCCCACAAGTCAGGGGAGATGACGCCACGACGGCGCATGTCCTCTTTCTTTTCGAGCTGGAGGCGCGTCAGGCTGTCGTACTTATAGCCCGGCCCGCAGGCGTCCGCTTGCAGCGCATCTTCGTCGGGGATGTCGGCGCCGGCCTCGTCCTCAAGCCACTTCTTCGACCGCATCCAGATTTCAGCGCGGCGATTGAGAGGCCCGCCGCCGTCAACCGATGGCTCCTCAGGCGAAGAGCCGAAGTTCACCGGCACGACCTTGCGGCCATAGCCCATTTCGCAAAGCCTATCATAGACGCCAGCGCCGACACCGCCAACGTCGATGAACAGTTTCACGGGCTTGTCGCTGTCCAGAACCTGCTTGCACCAGCCGGCAGCCTGCATGGTGTTGAGCCCGGCCTTGCGCTCGACCTTGATCAGCTTTCGGCCCTTGCGCCAGGCCATTGCGTGACGGTCAGATCCCGTCCACGCCGGATCATAGCCGATGACGAGCGGGCCAGATGCCTCATGCGTCGCCTTACGGGCTTTGACGATGAGGGGGGCGGGGATGTAGCTGTCGTGGCCGCTCTCTTGGAAAGCCTCCGAAGCGCAGTTGTGAACCACAACGCCGCTCGCATCGAAACGATGACCGCCCTCGATGGTCAAGTCATAGACAGGGCGGATGCCAACCGGCTCCACCGAAACAACCTCATCGGCCATGACGACTGCGGACGCGGGGCGGCCCTTGCCCGGCGCCGCACGGCTCATAACGCGATCCTGCTTGCGGGCCGACCGGAAGCCGATTTGCGTTGAGAAGGCTATTGCCGCGTTACGGGTCAGCCGCAGTTCGTGACCGACATATTCGTGCCCGGAGCTGCGTTTCGTCAGTGACCTAGTGATCGAGACGATACCAAAGCCCAGCAAAAGGCGCTGAACATCGCGAAGAAATTCGCCGTGCTTGCTGAACAGGATGACCCGCGCGCCATCGCGCGCGCTGAAGCCATCTGCCTCAAAGAGCCCAGCCAGGAACGCCGCCACTACCGGCCGAGGGCTGCGCCAGATGCAGTCGGGAATATGGACCTTTCGCTTCCATCCGCCGTTGGTGCCGCGCTTGTCAACGAGGTCGAGTGCCTGCAAGAAAAGCAGCGTCCGCTTGTTGTTAAAGCGAACTTCAGCGCAGCCCTTCTTGTCCCCGATGATCCTAGTTGAGGATTGGCCGAACAGATCATCGACCAGCCCGACAACCTCGGCCACCACGTCGGCGTCTCCACCGTCGCACGCTATCGAAAGAGTGCTGTCGTGGAAGGAACCGTCACCCATGAAGTAGCCAAGGAACAACCCCAGCCTTTCGGTGACAGCAATGCGCGTTGCGGACAACGGCATCTCTGAGAACTCAACAACAGCCTCGCACTCGGCAAATTTCGGCGCTGAAAGAGAAATTGGCTTGCCGCCAGATTGGCCTGCCGCGACCCATTCGCCATCCGGCATCAAGAGACGGTGGTCTTCTGTGCAAAGTAGTTGGAAGCCCGATTTAGTCGTCACCGCGACAACCGGCTTATGGCCGCTGCACCACGCCGCAGTAACCCGCCCGAAGGCGGTTACGTCGCCGGCCACAACATCAGAAATGGGGATCAGGCCACGGCTCGTCCCGACGCGCTCCCCAGCTTCGACGCAGGCCGGGTACTCCTGTTTGAAGAGATTAGCGTCCCCGCCGAGTTCTTCGATGGCTCGGCGTCGCCACGCGATCTGCTCCATGTCGAGGCCCCAAGCCTCGCCATACTCCAGCTCTTCGTCGGTCGGATCGAACTCATCGGGGACTGGCCTGCGATACTCATCCTGCCAAAACCACGGGACGAAGATCGATTGATATTCGCTTTCGCCGTTCTCGGCAGCTTGCCAGCGACGATGAAAGAAGTTCCCGACGCCGTGAGCTGTGCTCTCCAGGATGATCTCAGTGCCATCAGCGTCTGACACGCCGCGCATGATACCCGCAGCGTGAGTATCAGCGAACGGCCACAGGGCCACTTCGCTCCCGTGAAAAAGCTGGATTGTCGATGACCGCCCGACGCCGCGCGTCCCGGCGGTGCCTACCTTGTAGCCACTGTCCAGGCGATCAAAGAACAGCTCTTTCGCGTTCGCCAGCCCGGTCGAGGGGCGGATGATCGGGGGCACATGCTCATGATAGCGGTTGACCATCTCAAAGAGATTCTGCGTCGCCGCGTCCTCATGCGTCAAGATAAATGTCCGAACGCCACGCCTATGTGTAGTCGCATGATAGAAGCGAGCGGCAACCAGCGTGCTACATCCTTGCTGGCGGCCCTTCAAAATCAGCGCGCGAACTCGCCCGGTCTTGGCTTTTTGCTCTTCAAGCTTGGTGTGGATATAGTCCTGCGCCTTATTCAGGATCAAAGGCTCGATAGACCCGTCTTTCGACCTGATCTTAAGCGCCTTCGCCGCGTAGTGCTTGAAGTCGTCGCGAAGCCGAACCCGGATCGCGATCTCCTCCTCACTTAAGCTGCGCAAGGGCGTCCTCGTGATTGATCGTCAGCGTGCCGCTGTGTTCGGTCGCAGTCTTCTCGCGCCAGTCGTCAGGGAAGCGCGCGGACATTGATCGTGACCAGACAGAGCCGTTGAAGCCGGAGCCCATCAGCAGCCCGTCCTGCCCGACATCTTCCCACCAGCGCTGCGCCAGTTCTCGCGCTCGCGTCATCGCGCTAAGAAACTCGGGGTACTGCTCTTCCCAATTCATCAGCGTGATGCGGGAGACGCCGAACTCTGCGGCCATCCATGCGCGGGATTTCCCCTGCGCGCCGTATTCCAGAGCCTTCTCGCAATACTCGGGGCGGTACATCGTTGGGCGCCCGCCTGCGTGCTTTTTGGGTGCCGGGACGGCTTCTTGCTCGTTCGGCTTACGCGACATGGGTGTTACCTGAGATTGGCCCGGAGGTCGTATGACGTGCCGGGGGACTTTGTGGCCGAGCTACCGCCATAGCCGCCTGCGGAGTTGCGGATCATGCTGGTGTTGAGGTTGCCCCCTCCGCCGCTCGCACCGCCGAGGGCCGCGCTCAGAAGGCCGCCGTCATAGGGGCTCTCGTTGTTCTGCTGAAACTGGTTCTGGCCGGCGGGGTAGAACATTTCGAGCGAGAGCAGCGGGTCATAGGGGATGTCCCCATAGGTCTTGTTGCCGTCCGACCAGTTGGGTCCGACGAAGGGCATGCGGTTGCGGCCCTGGTCCTCTGCACGGGCGATGTTGATCCAGTCGGCGGTGCTGTCATATATCGTGGGGCCGTCAGGGGCGGGGTCGTCCTGTGCAGGAAGGGCTTGGCGAGGGGCCGGCTCCTCTTCTTTTTCGGAGACGAAGCGCCAAGTGGTGTCCTGAGCGCCTTCGTCCAGAATACCGTCATTCATCGTCCGCAAGCCAGGGCCAGTATTGACCATGGTGTAATAGCCCTTTTGGCCCTGAGGGACCGCAGGCATATCCGTGCCGCGATACATCCACCCATCCTCGGGGGCCTGACCGCCAGCGATCATGGACGAGGTCGCGAAGACATCCTTCCCGTAATGGGGATTCGCGGGGTCGAACGGGTCGCCGTAGCTTTCGAGATTGCCGGTGGACCCGCGTCCCGTGCGGAATGGATAATCGCCTTCCATGTCGGCTACCTCTTTCCGCTCTTGGCGGGCTTCATGCACTTGCCGGCCTTCTTGCAGGCAGCGGGGGATTTGCATCCGGGGCAGGGCTTCATGGGAGGCTCCTAAGCAAAACGCTTGCGGTCGGATTCGTAGTTGTCGCAGGACGACAGGAGGAACACCGTCTCGGCGCCTTGATCGCGCGCGAAGTCACCAGCCTCGTCGGTCGTCTTGAAATGCTTCGACGGCCCGCCGCCGGCGCCGACGCGAACGGTGTAGCCCTTGAACGTCTCGGGCTTGAACTCTTGGTAGTCAGCTTCGATGAAGGCGACCGTGCGGTCAGACACAAGGCGAGGCCCCGTGACCGGCAACTGGACCTGATTGGACATGAGCGCCCTTGCTTGACTGAGGGGGCAGCGTGTAGCGCTCCCGCCCGCCTTGCGGCTAAGGCCATCCCTGAGGGAGGTGCAAAAAGCGCTACACGCCTTGACGCCCTAACCTCACGCGGGAAAGGAACCGCGCGAGCCTTGAACCGGCAGCGCCGGAATGCAAAAAGCCCCCGCCGATGTGGCAGGGGCTGGGCTGCACCTCACTCTGTGCAGCATGGATTTGGCAGGGGCGCCCGGAGATTTTCACCCTGTCTTATGCCGCATGGTGCACCACGCGAACACAGAAGCCGAACACGGCCATAGGCGACCCATAAAGCCTGATGCCGAAGCAGAGCAGGAACGCAATCTCTAGTGGCGCAAATCGCCACACTGCACATTAGTAGCGCGGGCGGCTGAGCGGGTCAAGCTACATCCACCATTCGCGGCCGCGATCAACGGGGATATTCACACCAGCGCGCCGCAGGGCTTTCCGATGGGCCATGATGCGGAACCTATCTACGGCTTGCTGGAACTGCACCCATACGCGAGGGTGGACCATCATGACCTTAGGCTCTTTCGCCGCAGCGAAGGCGCTCGAAATAGCGCGGTCCAGCATCTCGGTCGTGAAGCCGCCCATCACCCGATCCTCAACCTGTGCGCTATTGCGTTACAAGCTAACCGGAAGTTCCCCATCTCGTCATCAGAGCGGGGCTCCTTGTCGAGAATGCACAGACGGGTCAGCGCCTGGTTCCCGTAGGGGTGGGCGTAGTGGTCGAGGAGCGCCGACTGGATTTCCTCGTACTGCTTGATCGCGGTGGCGATGCGCTCTTCCTCCGTCAGCGGCTCATCTGTGCTTGACTGCTGCGAGGCCGGCGTCTCCTCTTCCGACCATGGGCGCTTAGGCTCGTACTGCGCCAGATAGGTCATGGCGCTGGGGAACGTGGGAACCTTGCCCGTCACGGTCCGTGCATAGGACATGAACCGCTGCGTGAAGATGCGGGCCGCCGTGAGCTGCGTCTTGGTGATGAGGCCGCCGAGAAAGAGGCGCCCGACCACATAACCCCGCAACGGGCTGTCCCAGTCCTTGTCGTTGGCGGCGTTGTGCTTGAAGCGATTGACCTTCGCGACAGCAAGGACCTGCTCTGGCTTCTCCCCTCTGTCAGTGTGGTGGATCTGGCCGGAGGGGTAGCGCTTGACGTTCGAGCGGCGGTTCATGCGTTCACGGCTCCTCGTGTTTCAGGGCGCGGATGGCTTCGACACCGGCCCATCCCCATTCTTCATCGACGGCTTCCTCAACCGCGCGAGCCGCCCGCTCTAGAGCCTCGTTCTCTGCGGCGATGAGGGCGTCGGCAATTGTGTTCTCCAAAATATCAAACTCGCCTATCCCCATCTTGACGGAGACGTATTGCTGCCAGTCTCGGATGACAGCTTTCGCCCTATCCTCAGCCTTCATAGTCCTGTCTCCTGTGGGGGGATTTTATGTGGCATCCGCGAGTTTCCCCACGAACTCATCAGGCAGGATCACGTTGGAAGGCGCATCGCGAAACATCGGCGCGATTTGCTCTGGCTTGTAGCCGGCCAACCCACACCCGATGGGGGTAAGGCGAAACGTGAGATCATCCCGCGCCTTGGCGCATTCTAGAAACCGATTAACGCCTAACCGGATGACGTTGAGCGGGAGAGTCTTTATGTGCCAATCCTTCGTCGGGATAGCGTAGCTGTTGCCCCGCAGCCCCTCGCCAACACCATAAACGGCACCGTGCTCCTTCACGGCCGAGAGCGCAGCGCCCTTACCGTGCCGTCCAGCCAGGTTGCTACCAAACACAAAGATGTCCCGGCCGCCGTCATGGGTAGGTTCTGGCCGGACACTAGCGGATGCCAACTCCAAATCATCCATCACGCCACCTTCCTCCCCGCTTCATATGCGTCGAACTGCTCTGAGGGGGGTGGGAAGCGCGTCGCGACGTAGCAGCCCAGCCCGGCTCCCATCTGCTGAGCCTTGTGCTTGCCGGGTTCTGCGGCCTGCCAAGCATGCCATTCCGGCGAATCCTTGAGGATGAAGACGGGCGGCGGGCCTTGGCTTTTCGATGTGACGCCCTTGACGTGATCCATCAGCGCCGGGACGAGGTATTTCCACGAGCGGAAGTCGTCGGCACGTCTGGCGCGGATGAACTGGATCAAGTCGTCCAAGGAAATCTGACCGGCGGTTAGGAACTGGCCGACCGGAGAGAACGGGCCAAGCGATGCCTTCCCCGACGCGCTGAGGCAAAGCCCTTCTGCCTTGACCAAATCAATCGGCTGGCCGGCCAAAGATGCTGGCTTGCCAGTATCTTTGTTATCCCCTCCATCCTCCTCTCCTCTCCTCTCCATCTGATCGGGCTTTCCCTCGTTTTGGGGGAATTCGCCTTCATCAGCTTTCCCAATTGGGGGAACGTGGACGTATGACCGCAGATCATCGGGCAGAGGGTGGATGTTGGAAGGGTATTTCGGCTTCTGGTACTTTCGGAAGTTGCGGATGGCGCCATACGATTTCCCGTCGCGCTCAAACCGCTTGCAGATATTTTGCTCAACAGCCTCGTTAAGCAGCGCAGCCACGTCGGCGCCATCTACAGGCAGCAGACGCATCTTGAGCGTGACAGGCTTCCATTCGAACACGCCCTGGTCGTCAGCCTCGGTCCAGAGGCCAAGGACAAGCAGGCGCGCAAGAGGGCTGCACGAGACAAAGCTTTCGTCGGTGAATAGTCCGGGATGAATTGAGCGGATGCGGGCCATCAGATTTCTCCAAACTGGACACGAAACGCCCACTCGCAAACCTTTCCCGCACAACCCCAGGGGTCGCGCCAAAGCTCCGAACCCGTGAAGCGGAGGATGTGATAGCCATTCATCTGGGCTTCCCGGTCGCGGCTGCGGTCCTTCGCTGCCTGCTCCTTTGTCCGCTCATGGAAATCGTGACCATCGCACTCCACGATGACCTTCCGCCAAGCCGGCTTGCGGTCGCCGCTGTCATTGGTCGCGCAGATCAAGAAATCGACGCGCCAGTTTCCGATTTGCGCCTGAGGCAAGATCAGAAGGTGGAACTCATCGTCCGATCCCGACATCATCTGGTCGAGGTGAGCCATGCTATTGGCCGTTCGCATCCCGATGATGTTAGGCGCGCCGGCCACAACAACTGCGCGCAGCGCCGTATAGAACAGGCGCTCAATCTCGGTATCGCCAAGGGCGTTAGCCCTCATGTAGCCGAGCCTCTCCCGAGCGGCGCGAACAAGCGCCTGCTCAATCTTTTCGTACGGGTCAGTCATGCTGCCTCCGTCTGACGGATAGAGGAGAGGATGGCGTTGCCGATTAGCTCGGGGATCTGGGGGACTACGGCGTTTCCGAGATGCTTGAATCCAAGCTTGTCCAGCCGTCCTCGTAGCCCATCATCCACTCGGCAAACTTCCTCAAGGATTTGTTCCCAAGGCGTTTGCCAGCCTTCATAGCCAAGATAATTGGAATGCCCGGTGACGAGCGCCGGAATTGCGAGGCGGGGGCGGTTATGTTGCCCGCGTCGTTCACTGTTGGGGTAGGCAACAATCCAGATACGATCTCGCTCGTGGGGCGCGCCAATGTCGCCAGCTGGTATGCAGTGCCATTCCGCATCATACCCGAGCGAGGCCAAGTCGCCGAGAACGTCTCCAAGCCCTCTACCAAGCAGCTCTGCGCTGTTTTCCAGCAACGCAGCTTCCGGTCCCAATTCGCCAATGATCCTGAGCGTGTCTGCCCATAGCCCGCTTCTAGGGTCCGATAATCCGAGGCCCTTACCGGCAATGCTAATGCCCTGACACGGGAAGCCAGCGGTGACGACATCAACGGAAATTCCATCTGCCGCGAGACGTTCGGCAGTGAGGGTTCGCACGTCGTCATAGCAAGGCACCTCCGGCCAATGTTTCGCCAGAACGCGGCGGGGGAATGGTTCGATTTCGCAGAAGGCAACTGTCTCAAAGCCGCCCGTGCGCTCCAGACCAAGGCTGAATCCGCCAATGCCTGAGAACAGGTCCAAGACGCGGAGCTTGCTCATGCTGCCACCCCACTCTCAGGAAGGACGGGGCGCACGGTGACGCGGCACTCGCCTTCGGGCATGTCCAGAACACGGCGGATGGTGACGGCCTGAGCGTAGCGGTCGTCTGAGATGATCTGCCATGCGGTGAGCAGATCGATCGCCGCCTTGGCGCGGTTGTCCACGTCGCCCCGTGTCTTGGCGGGGATCAGGACGATGATTTCAAAGTCGCGCTCGAAATGCGGAAAGCCGCCAGGAGGCTTCTGCGTGATGCCATAGGCGCCGGCAGAGATGAGCCAGCGCTTGTAGCCGACAGCCTTGACGCGACCGACGCCCGCCACGTTGCGGAACAGGGCGTTCGTTGACGGCGGGAGAGGAAGACGAAGGGTGAAGGGCTCCATCATTGCGAGTTGCCCCGGTTCTGGAGCGTCCGCAGCGCGCGCACGTTTTCGCCTTTGGCGGCGTCAATGCGGGCAACAGCATGGATCACGGTCGAGTGGTCGCGGCGGAAAGCCCGGCCAATCTGCGGATACGTCAGGCGCGTGTCGCGAGCGCAAATCCACATGGCGTGATGACGGGCCTGGATGATGTCAGCGACGCGGCTATGGCCCATGATGTCGTCAACAGGGCAGCCGTAGTGCTCAGCAACAATCTTGATGAGCGCCTTGATCTTTTCGCGGTTGCGAATGTCAGTTGGCGCCATGTCGCCGTCGTCAATCTGGCCGACGAGCGGGATCACGATCCCCATGTCGCGGGCCTTCCGAAGAACACCGTCCCGGCTGCGCTTCATATGCCGGGCAATGTTTGTGACGGTCTGACCGTCTGCCGCCATGTCGCGCAGGCACTTCAATTCGCGCGCGTTCCACGGCTTGTTGTGGCGCCCACGAGTGGGTGCCCACGGCTTTTCGTCGGAGGGCTCAGGCTCTGGCTCGCAGTGCGCTTTGGGCTCTACCAGCGCACGGGCAACAGGGGCAGGGGCGCCCCCGTAAAGCCTAGCGCGACGGGCGGCATAATCCGCCAGCATCTGGCCGGCGTCGGTATAATCGCGAACGGCGACGGTCATGCCACCACCTCGCGGCTCATGGTGGCGTAGAGCAGCGCAGCGAGGCGGTTGCGCTCGCGGTAGCCGTCGGGGAACGTCATCCCCCTGACTCGCGCCCCACGGCGCTCGTTCTCAGCTCGGACGGCATAAAGGATCGACGTGTGATCTTTCTTGAGGATCGCAGCAATCGCGCAAAGCGATGCGTCCGTATCCTTCGCAAGCGTCCAAGCAACGGCTTGCCGAGCAAGGCTCACGGCCTTGTTCCGTACCCGCCCCTGCAGGAAGGCCAGCGTAAAGCCCTCCCGCTCTGCCGCCGCACGGGCAATGCTCAAAGCAAACGGATCGATGTAGTGTGAAACGGTCATCGTTCACGCCTCCCCGTCATTAAGGAAATCCCTAGCCCGCTGAGCCAGCCGCCGAAGGCGAGCAATCTCCGGCCCATGGAAATCCGCATCCGTGAAAGCCAGCCGGGAGGCGTGGACTTCGAGCGTGTTCGCATGATCGCTAATCTCTCTGGTGATGATGCGCTCTGCGATGCGGGCTCGGGCGGCTTCGAGCGCATGGATCTCCGAGGCCAGCACAGCGCGGGCCTCCTTGTTCCAGAGCGCACGGGCGCGGCGGGCATTGATGCCGACATAAGCCGCAACACGCGGCAGGGCCGACTTCATGGGCAGCGACGGAGCAACGAATTGAACGATGGCCCCGATATGGGACCGGGCTTGCAGTGCGATACTCATTTCACTGGCCTCACTGTTGACGAGCGGCTTGGTTGATCGTGCCAAGCTCTGCGTTTCGATGACCGACATCTCGGCTGTTCCTTTCGCGATTGTGGGGTCGCGAAAGGGGACACGAATGGGGTTCATCAGCCTGGGAGAAGCGCTCGACCGAGTTCTGGAAAAGCTTGCGGTCGAGCGCGGAGAGAAAAGGGCGGGCGGCATGACACCGCCCGGCAAGTGCGCGCGGGCCGAGGGGGAGGATTACCCCGCGCGATTGGGAAAGCTCGGATGTGACAAGGGCGCGCCCGCGCACGTCACTTTGCATCAGCGGTGGGAGAGGCACCGCGACACGGGCCGTCCGAGCGGCCAAGGCAAAATCAGAAGGACGAAGCTGTGAGGGGGTCATGCAGCCCCCCAAATCAGGCCAGCAATGCTTGAGCGCTGCCTTGTGAGCCGCACGGAGGCGATTGCGATGTTTCGTAGCTTTGCTGACGACGCCCATGTGGTTCACGGCGTCCATGCTGGCTTCGATCATGTAGGGCGGGGGCTCGACCGGGACGACCATGAAGCCGTTCTGGAAAAGCACGCGGACGAGCTTGTCGGCGGTAATCTCGGCCCCGGCTTGGATCAGCAGCCAGTCGATCTTGCCCGCGACGCGACTGCCCGGCGCCTTGCCGCGTCGCTGCGACGGCTCGCGCGCCCCGTTCCAAATCTCAAACACAAGATGGCGAATGCGATTTGGACAGGTCACGCCAGCTTCGATGCAGGCGTTGACGATCTCAAAGCCAAATTCGTAGACGCACTGCCGCACAGCCGAAGGCATCGCCTCCATGCGCTCAAACTGCTTGAGGGATCGAGACGCAACGGCCGTGACGCCCATCACGCGGCCTCATGCATGTGCGCACGCGAGGGGCCGTCGAACTCAGCGAGATACAGGCTGACGAGAGCCTGCGTTTCCTGAGACTTGGCGGTGTCCTGCTTGTCGCGGTTGCGGATTTCGCGGATGGCTTGGCCGAGCGCGGTTTTGTCGTAGCCGGCCGATTTTGCCTGCGCGTAAATCTCGCGCCGGTCGGCCTTCAGCGCATCTTCCTCCTCGTGAAGGCGGATGATGCGTTCCATGATCTGGCGAAGCTCGCTCACGCTGCTGCGTCCTCATGCTTGGCGGGAGCGGCGGGCAGTCGGTCAAAGTCAGTCGGCCCAACCGAGCCCGCGCTCTCATGAATGATTGCCAGCCGCCACCGATGGGGAACGCCGCGTGCTCGCCACTTGCGGCGCGCGTCGTACTTGACGCCCAGCCGCTCGGCCACGCGATCAATCTGGTCCCAAAGGGGCTGGTGATTTGTCATTCCCGGATCATTGGACAAATCGTCCAATTAGTCAAGCCCACCGTGTCTAATGCTCGTTGACCCTGACGCGGGCATATTGCGGCACATGGCCGACAGCTCCGAAGAAGCCCTGTTTAATAACGCCTATTGCCAGCGCGTGCGCGATTTGCGCGATGAGCGCGGGTGGACGGCTGACCAGATGGCGACCGCTCTAGGTATCCCCCCGGATCGGTATCGTAAGTATGAGACGCGCAGCCCAATGCCCGCGTACCTGGTGGAGCGCTTTGCGCTCATCGTTGGACGGGATGTGGACTACGTTTTAACGGGAAAAGCGAAGCGCTTGCAGGCAAGTGCAGCGGGGGCGCCCCGCAAGCGCGCTTAACGCTAGTCCCCAGATTCGACCCTGATCGCAGCCCGCCCTAACCGGCGGGCTTTTTGCTGCCGAAAAATAATTGGACAAATTGGCACGCTACCCTATGGACAAATTGTCCAGTTAGGCGCATACATCTCTCACACCACCACGGGGAGAGAGAGATGACCGCGAAGTTCAAGCTCACAGCCGAATGCAAGGACTGGTTCGGCATCAAGCTATTTCGCATCGAAGCGACGGCTGACTTCGGAACCATCAAGGCCGGCGATAAGGGCGGATGGGTCGAGAAAGCCGAGAACGTTGCCGAGGGCGGCAATGCGTGGGTCTACGGCAATGCGTGGGTCTACGGCAATGCGCGGGTCTCCGGCAATGCGCGGGTCTACGGCGATGCGCAGGTCTACGGCAATGCGCAGGTCTCCGGCAATGCGCGGGTCTACGGCGATGCGCAGGTCTACGGCAATGCGCAGGTCTCCGGCAATGCGCAGGTCTACGGCAATGCGCGGGTCTA